CTTCAGCCTGACCATGGATGATTTCCGGGCGCGGGTGGCCCAATACATGGAGGACGGCGTGGACGCGGAAATCATCGACTGCGACGAGGTGACGAGTATGTATGACGCGAAAGCAATCAATCCGGGCGCGTATCTGAACCTGCGGGCCGGGCCGGGCAAGGGCTACAAGACCCTGGCCGAGATTCCCCAGGGGGCCGTGGTGAACGTGATCAACGACAGCGATCCGGAATGGTGGTACGTGGCGTTTCAGGGCCAGAAGGGCTACGCCATGGCCCAATACCTGGAGCCCATCAACAAGCCGCAGGACGCGCCCGCGTATACGGGAGAGGACAGCGACGCGCTTTTGGATAAGCTGCGGGAGCTGGAGGACACCTTGAAAAACGGCCTGTATTTCGTGCAGGGCTTGATTGATCAGATAGAGGGGGGTGGTTAAAATGAACGACGACCAGTACATTGAAGTGATGAAACAGATCGCTTCCAACGAGCAGGAACATAAATCCTTTCGGCGGCGGCTGGATGATCACGACAAGGCCATAGACGAGCAGAACAAAATCTTCCTGGCCCTGCAAAAGCAGGGCGATGCCATTGAAAGCGTGAACAGAAGCGTGGGCCGGGTGGAAAAGAAAGTGGACAGCATCAGCGGGCGGGTGGATTCTCTGGAAAAAGAGCCCGCCGACAAGTGGAAGAAGGTCACCTGGGAAGTGCTGAAGTGCGTGCTGCTGGCCGTGGCCGGGTACGTGATCGGGCTGATTCTGAAAACGCCATGAGAAGGAGATGCGCATGCGAATCGACAAGGACAAAGCCTACACCTATTTTCTGGCCGCGCTGATAGGCATTCTGTGCGCCCTGCTGGTGCTGGCGTGCAGCGGGTATGGGTACATAGCGGCACGGGGCGAGGAAAGCCCCCGCATGGAAGCGCTGTACAAGATGGAGAGCGAGGCCATGCGCCTGAGCGAAGCGCCCATCCGGGCCTCCATCCTGGACCTGGCGATGGTGGACATCGACCCCAAAGCCCTGGAGAAAGACGCCTACATTCTGGCAAAGGTATGGTTCCCGGCAGGGGTGGATGATTGCTTGGAGGGCGTGGTGCTGTTTGACGGCTGGCACCTGGCAAGCGCCCAATGGCAGAAAACGGCGGACAACGCCCTGATCATCACCTTCCGGGCGGCGGACCTGAAGCAGTTCGACGGCACCGTGGGACTTTACCTGGTTTTGGTGGGACACGGGGAATAATCCCGGCCGGTTCAAATGCCCGCAAGGGAGGCAACCATTTGAACCGGACAAGCGACAACAAAGGAGAATGAACCATGAAGATTGATCTGACCCCCATTTTTCAGGCGCTGATCATGCTGATTGCGGCCATTATCACCTGGAAGGTGATTCCCTGGATTCAGGCCCGGACCACCGAGCAGCAGAAGAAGAACCTGAACGCCATTGTGCGCACGCTGGTATTCGCCGCGGAACAATTGTACGGCGCGGGCAAGGGCGAAGAAAAGCTGGATTACGTGATCGCCTGGCTGGAGGATCACGGATTCAAAGCGGACCGGGCGGAGATTGAGGCGGCGGTGTACCAGGCCTTCAATGCGCTGCCGCCCCTGCTGGCCGTACCCGCGCCCATGGGCAGCGTGGACACGGAGATTGACCATTGGAGCCTGGAGCAATTGATGAGTTTCTGCGAGCTGAACGGGATCAATACGGACAACTGCGTTTCCCGGGAGGATTACATGGACGCCATCGAGCACGGCGGAAAACAGCACCCGGAAGCGGCTGAAGCGGCGAAAGCGCCGGATGCGGAGGCGCTGGAGGAACGCAAAGAACCCAATGATTTCCTTTCCGGGCGCGTAAGCGATGAACCGCCTGCATCAGCGGCGGAGAGCCGCGAAGGATAAAAGGCGCATGGCCTTTGAAAACCCGTGCACGCCGGACTGCAAAAAGCGGTCCGCCACCTGCCATGGGAACTGCATCAAGTACGATTTATACGCCTACGCGCAGGAAAAGGAAAGGGAAAAGCAGCATGAAGAAAGCATGGTAAGATGGGCCGCCGATTCAGGCTACAGAAAAAATGTAGCTGCCAAGAGAAGGCGGCAGAAGCAAGGGAAAGACTGAGGCGGGCGCGAAAGCGCCTGCCCCTTTTTTTGACGGCGTTACATGAACGTTTTAAGGAGGTTTGCAACATGAACTATATCAGGAAAAGCGGCGGGAACCTGGCCGAAAGCATCCGGCAGGACGCGGCAAGGGATGAACAGCAGGAAAGCAGGAAGAAGCGGGCGGCCCGGTCCACAGGGGCCCACACCTGCATGCCCATTGAGGATATGCGCATGGTGGACAAGTGGTTTGAAATCGCCAAGGATCACGATGAACACCGCGTCCGGGGCGGCGTGAGCTGGTACATGCTGCTGGTGCTGGGCTTCAATACGGCGCTGAGGATCGGCGATATATGCAGCTTGCGCGTGCGGGATGTGCGGGACCAGGAGCGCGTGCGCGTGATAGCCGACAAGACCGACAAGCTGTGCAATATCCCGCTGCAATACTCCACCCAGAAGGTGATCAGCGCGGCCCTGCGGGGCCGGGACGGGGACGAGTACGTGCTCACCAGCCGCCAGAAGGGACGCAAGGACGGGCGGCAGAAGCCCGTTTCCCGGCAGCGCTGCTACGCCATCATCCAGGAGATTGCCCGCCGGGCAGAATTCCAGGAAAAGGTGGGATGCCATACCCTGCGCAAAACCTTCGCGCTGGATTTTTACAAGGCCAGCGGCGGCGATATTGCCAAGCTGCAAAAGGTGCTGAACCACAGCAACCAGGAAGCCACGCTGCACTATCTGGGGCTGGATCAGAAGGCCATTGACAGCGTGGTGCACAAGATGCACAACATGGTATGAGCAGGTTATCATCAATTTAGACGGCTTAGTTTTACGTTATTTGCATTTGTCCGCTAAAGACAAAATCCATGCTGTTTTCCGGGATATAAAGAGGAAGTGATTTTCCGGGAATTACATTTACACTCTTTCCAAACGTCAAACTAAAGGCCGATTCAGCGCACGGACCAAAACCGCAAGCGCTTGCGGATTTGACGCACAGAAAAAAGCCGTCCGGGATCTCCGGGCGGCGTTTTTTTGTTGGGGAATGGCTGGGCGGCGTTACTTCCCGCGGCGGGACAGGTCAATGGTGGGCACGATGTCCCAATCCGTAATGTCGTGGTGGCGCTTGGGGGCCTCCCCGCGCTCGATGCGCTTATTGTTGGCGTGGATTTCCAGGGCGTACATGATCACCATCACAATGCCCAGGATAAAGCCGATGATAGCGGACCAGATCATGGGGATTCCTCCTTTTTGGATTGCGGATTTTCAAATGCCTGGGCGGCGTGGGCCGCGATGTCCGCCCGGATCAGGGATTTGATATAGAGCTGCTTGTTAGGCTCCTGCTCGATTCGCGCCAGAATATCCGCGTCCGTGCGGATGTTGAATTTTAACCCAAAGAACTTTGTGTTCTGCTTGTCAAATGCTGTCGTGCCCATGTTCATCACCTCATGATGATTATATCAGGGTTTTACCCTCTTGTCAAATGGCCGGGCGGCGTTACGCGAAGAAGCAATAGAGCAGCACGGGCCAGATGATCAGGCCCATCAGGGCCCCGGAGAGGGCCAGGGCGGGGCCGCTCATGTCCTTCTCCATCTGGCAATTGATCCAGGCCAGCACGGGCTCCAGGCGCTTCCATGCGGCGCAGGCGCGGTCCTTGATGCGCTGGATCAGGGGCGGGGCCGCGTGGCGCGGGGCGTAAGCCGGGGCCGCGTGGCGCGGGGCGTACAGGATGGAGAATGTGCAGTAGCGCCGAGCGTCAGCGAGGCTAAGGGCCTGCAATCCTTGGATTGCGGCCCGCAACCCGCGGGCAAGCGCACGCGCAGGACGCGGGGCGTATTCGGTGTTGGCATTCATGTTCTGTTCCTCCTTTGAAATGTTTTCGCGGCGTTGCCGCGGCGGTTTTCCGCGACGGTATCAATTGATACCGTTTCGGCCCGTGACCGGCGGGCCATCATCAGGCGGAGCACGCCCCGCGGCGTCACAGCCTGCGGATTCTGTCCGCCCGCCAATCCCGGCACTTGCCCATCATGGTGTAAATGGGGCCGTACAGGGTGGCGGCGTAGGCCATCAGATTGTTCCATTGGGCGGCGTTCTCCCGGAAGATGCTCAGGGCGTCGGCGTATTCCTGCGCTTCCTTTTCCTCCGCTTCCATCTGGCGCTTGATCATGTCCAGGCTCACCCGCCGATCCTCCGGGCTGGCCAGGTCGAATGCTTCATAGCGGTTTCCGCTGTTGCTCAGGTGCAGGCACAGGGTAGGGCAATAGCTGCTGCGCTTCCCCACGCGCACATACGGGAATTCCGGGAAGGCGGCGGCGAATTCGGGCTCCAGGCGCTTGGTCACATACCGGCCTTCAAAGGGAATCAGCCGGGAGAGCAGCGCGGCCCTTTCTTTGCACTCCTTCATCTGCCGAAGGGCGGCGGCCTCCGCCTGCTGCATCATGTCCTCGTCGATGGTAATATCATAAACAAACATTTCTTTCATGGGTCTATCCCCTTTCAAATGATTCGGCGGCGTTGCCGCGGCGGTTTTCCGCGACGATCCCCGGCGGGGGATCGTTTCGGCCCGTGACCGGCGGGCCATCATCAGGCGGATGGGCTCATTCGGAAATGGTTTCGCGGCGTGCTTCCGGTTGAAATGGCTGGGCGGCGTCGAAGCCCTGGGCCAGGATGTTTTTGCTCCAGTTGTTCAAAAAGCTGTCCAGGTCGTGCAGCATGCGGGGGGAATAGTTCATATCCCGCCCGGAGCCCTTGAATACTTCCCGGTACACGGTGCCCCAGGGGCCGATCCCGTCCTGCTGGAAGGTCAGCGGGCAAATTGATCCCGCGGCGTCGTTGACGCTGAACGTCATATCCGGGTCCCGCATCAAATCGCCTTCCTGGATGTAATAGTGCATCATGCTATAAACGGGGTGGCCGTGGGCGTCGCAATAGCCCAGATATTCGATGGAGAGGGGCATAAAGCCGTCCCCGGCGGTGAAACGGAAGTGTTTTTCGTCCTGCTGATCCACGGCCAGCAGGAAGGGCTTCAGGCGCTTATAGTTGGCTTTGCCAAATCGGATATTGATATTCATGATTCATTCCTCCATTCAATGATTCTGCGGCGTCAGGCCGCTTTCTGCTCCAGGGACGCGGGCACAAAACCGAAGGCGGCCCGGTGCCAGTCCTGCCAGGGGATCATTTTCACGCCCCATTTTTTCGCCTGCTCGATCTGATTTTTTCCGGGCTTGTCACCGATCACCAGCAAGGTACAATCCGCATGGATACGCTCATATCCTTTTCCGCCCTTCCGGGCCGTGATGCTGATTACCTGCTCCCGGGACAGGTTCAGCACCTTACCAGTAAAGGCCACTGTTTCCCCGGCGAAGGGGCCCGGCGCGGCCTGCTGGGCCTGCTGCCGGGGCTCTGTCCGGGACGCGGGCCGGGGGGCTTCCTGGGCCTGCCGGGGGCCGTTCTGGCCCTTCAGCGCGTGCAGCTCGATTTCCGCGCGCAGGGCCCTTTCCTTCAGCTCTGCCAGCTCCCGCGCCGCGGCCAGTTTCGCCGCCTGGCGCTCGTTCTGGCGGGCTTCCTTTTCCCGGCGGGCTTCCGCCCGCTCCGCGGCCTGCTGGGCCTGCTGCCGGGCCTTCACGGCCTGCGCGGCGGCCAGGGCATCCCGGCGGCGCTGCTCCGCCCGGCGGGCGGCCTCCGCTTCCCGGCGGGCCGCTTCCGCGGCGGCTTCCTCCCGGCGGCGCTCCAGCTTCCGCCGCAGGATCATGCCCAGGATCACCAGAAAATCAGGGATCAAAAACCAAAGAACCACGTTCATTCTGTTCTTTCCTTTCCGCCCGCAGGGCTCAGATAATTGCTTTCCCTCAGTGATTCAATTTCCTTTTCCCAGATGGGCCGCAGTGGGCTTTCCGGGAAATTGTTCACGGCTTCTTCCAGCTCTTCTATCCGATCCAGCGCCCTTTCCGGGCAGGGTATTCTCCAGATGATTTCCATGGTCTTTCCGTCCTTTCCTGCCCGCGTACAATGCCCGCGGGCCCGGCGTTTAAAATGGTTTCGGGCCGTCACGCGGCCCGGCGTCCCTTCGGTTTGCAGGGGGCTTCCTTCGCGGCGGTGAAAGCTTCCTGCACTTTCAGCGCGGCCCGGTATGCTTTCCAGTTCAGGCCCTTGACCCAGGCTTTCAGCGTCGGGGCCCAGTAAAAGCCCGCTTCCTTCACGATTGCCCGGGCGGCCTCCGTGGGCGTGCTGTCAAATTTGATCATCGTCCGGTCATAGGTCCGGGAGAACTCAATCACATACCCCAGGCCCTGCACTTTCGTGCCGATCCAGTCTTTTTCCGGGATGGGGCCGTGCGCTTGCTTGTCTGGGTCCGCGGCCCGGGCCGCCCGGCGCTCTGCCCGGCGGCGCTCTTTTTCCGCGGCGGCTTCCGCCTGGGCGATTCGCTCCGCTTCCTGGGCGGCGCACATGGCCGGGATATACCAGGCGTTTTTTTCGTCGATTGTCACGGCGGCGGTGCTGCCGTCCGGGAGCGTTATTTCCCCGATCACCTGCCCGGCGTACATATGCCAGGCGGCGGGCAGGGTTTCCCCGGCGGCGGTTGTCATGCTGTGCGCCGTGAAGACGGGCGCGGCGGGGGCCGCTTCCTGCTCCGCTGCTTCCGCGGGGGCCGCTTCCGCGGCGGGGGTTTCGTCCTGCTGATCCGGGGCAGCTTCCGCCGAAATGATTTCGCGGCTTTCTTCGGCTTCCGGGGCAGCTTCCGCCGAAATGATTTCGCGGCTTTCTTCCTGCTGCTTTTTCCCGTTGACGGCGCGGGAAATTTTGCGCAATAATTCGACTTCATCCCAGATTTGATCCATTGTCATATACCGGTCCTTGATGTTGTTCAGCATCATGTCACGGCTTCCGGCTACCTGGATACCGTACATTTTGCGGCCGTTTTGGACGTAGGCGAAAGCCTCCGCAGAATTTTCGACGGTCCGAAACTGTTTCGCAATCCATGCGCGGCAATCGGAAATGGTTTTGAAGTGTTCCTGATCACAAAATTGATTCGAGCGGAAATTTGCAGTATACATTGTCTTTTCCCCTTTCAAAATGATTTTTCGGTGTTGGCTGTTTCGCCTGCCATCATCAGCGCCGGGAGGCGATCCCCGACGGACGGCCCCGGGGGGCCGTTTCGGCATTTTACACAGCTTCCGGGAGTTCTTCCTGTTTACTGCTGGCCGCCGTCACGCGGCTGCTGCCGTACATGCTCCGGATAGCGTCAAGACTGTACTTTTTATTTCCAAACTTCTGGTATCCTTCCTCATGCCAGTACCATGCGCTTTTGTTGGCGCTGAACCTGTAGCCCGCGGCCTTCAGGGCCTCTTTGTGCTTCCGGGTTTCCCCCGTGGCCCAGAGCCAGCTTCCGCACAGCTCCAGCATGATTCCGTCCAGGACGATCACGGCCAGCACGGCGGCCCGGAAGGCGGCGGGGACTTCACGCTGCTGGGGCTGGTATTTTTCGCCCTTCGCGTTTCGTTTCGGCAGCTCCTGGGAAAGTTCATCATATTGAGCATTTATCTGCTTCATGATTTCCTCATCGCCGCCCAGGTCCGGATGGTGCTTTTTGGCAAGCCGCTTGTATTCGGCTTTCAGTTCGTCCATGGTTTCGATCCCTTCAAAATAGTTTGTCATTGTCTTTTTACCCCTTTCAAAATGTATTCGGTGTTGGCTGTTCTTTGGGGTTTAACCCCTTCGACGTGCTCATGATACCACAGGGGTTAAACCCTTGTCAAGCCCTTTTTGAAAATTTTTTTTCGAGCTGCTTTTTTCGCCCTGGCCGTCGCTCTGATCCAGCCGCCGCCGATCCGGTCCGCCGAAGGATCACCCCGCCGCCAGCCCTGCCCGCCGTCGGCCTCTCCCGCGCGATATACGGAAGCCGCCACCGCCGAAGGGCCGCCGCTCTGATCCAGCCGCCGCCGGTCCGCTGCTGCCGGGAGGATCACCCCGCCGCGCTGCTCTGGATGGTGCCGCCACCGCCGAAGGGCCGCCGCTCTGATCCAGCCGCCGCCGGTCCGCTGCTGCCGGGAGGATCACCCCGCCGCCGGAAATAGTTTTTTCCTATGCTCCCGATACCGCCGCCGGAAATGGTTAATCCTGCCGCCGCTGCCGTGGCTGCCAGCCCTGCCCGCCGTCGGCCTCCGATCCGCTGCCGATCCTCTCCCCGCTGCCCGGGGATCACCCCGCCGCCCTGATCCAGGTGCCGCCGCCCTGCTGCTGCCCTGGCCGCCGTCGGTGCCGCTGCTGCCGGAGGCCGCCGCCCTGCTGCTGCTCTGGCCGCCGTCGGTGCCGCCCTGCTGCTGCCCTGGCCTCCGTCGGTGCCGCTGCGGCCAGAGGCCGCCGCCCTGCTGCTGCCCTGGCCGCCGTCGGTGCCGCTGCTGCCGGAGGCCGCCGCCCTGCTGCCGCCCTGGCCGCCGTCGGTGCCGCTGCTGCCGGAGGCCGCCGCCCTGCTGCTGCCCTGGCCGCCGTCGTTTGGGGGGGAAGGGGGGGCTATTCCGTTAAGTAACTTCTTTACACCCCCTCCTGTGGCCCTCCCCCAGCCTTTCCCCAGCCCTCCCGGCTTTCTAAGGTACTGCCCGGCGCGAACTGCGACGCCGTGGCTCGCCGCGACCCGGAATTTGGTTAGTTTTCAATTTTTTTTTATTGATTTTATTTAGCTTTTCCGGCATTTTCGCTCATGCGCGCGCGTTTCAATGTAGCGATTTTTGCAGCGCTCCTTTTTCCTTCCAGACAAAAAAATAAAATTTTCCTGATTCGGAAAATTTGATAACTATACATGTATTTATAGCGTGAGATAATAAAAAAGAATTACCTTTGGACCCATTTTTGGACCCACTGACCGTTAAATTTTTGGACCCATTCTGAGCACAAAAAAAGAGAAAACCCGGGAAGCCTTGATTTTTCTGGCTTTCCGGGTTCTCTCTTTGAGTGGGATTAGTAGGGCTCGAACCTATGACCTCCACGATGTCAACGAGGAGGGGAACAGGGGGAGAATGGCGGGAAGGGTTGAAAATACTTGGGTTGTGGCGTTTTTAGAATTTCATGTTTTTGAATTTAAAGGCAAGTTTGGACCCGATTTCGAGAGGCATGGACCCATAATTGGCCCCAGATGATGCAAGATGAAATTCTAATGGATATTGAACGGGGTGCACTTTTATGCAGATGAAATTCTGATGGATATTAACAGGGGCGCGTTTTTATGCAGATGAAATTCCGGCGGGATCGGGAAAAGGAAGCGGATTTGGAAGCTTATTCGCATTTTATTCGCCTGAGCGAACAATGTGTGAATTAGCGTGAATTAGTGCGAATTAAGAAAGGTTATTTCTCAGGGGAAGAACCGTATTCCTGATCCAGGGCGTCGGCGACGGATTCCTGGAGGCCGGGCATGAGATAGCCGTACAGGTCCATGGTGATTTTGATGGAGGCATGGCCCAGGCGCTCGGATATGACCTTGGGCTGCATTTTCAGGCGGATGCAGATGGCGGCGTGGGTGTGCCGCAGATCGTGATACGTAGCCAGGGGCATGGGCGGGAGCTGACGGACAGAATTGCGGGGCTTGCCCGCTTTTTTTGCGTCCTCCATGGCTTTCAGATTCGCTTCCCGGCGCTGGGCATTGATGCCTTCGATGATGCGCTTGACGGCCTGGGGGTAGCTATCCAGCTTGTAGGGCTGACCGGAGGAGGAAACACAGACGCGCTCGCTGGACTTGGGGGCCGCTTTCAATTCATCCATGACGAACTTGGGCAGGATGATGGTGCGCTCGGAAGGGGTGTTTTTGGTGTCCTTTTCGATTTCCTTGCCCTTGGACGTGCGGGCTATGGCTTTATTGATGGTGACGGTGCGGCGGGCTTGATCCACATCATACCAGGTGAGGGCCGCGGCTTCCTCCCGGCGAAGGCCCCCATACAGGGCCAGCAAAAGCGGGATGCGGAAGGGATGATTGCGGGTGGCTTCATCGAGGGACTTGACATCAAAATCCGACAAGATTTTCTGGGGCTTCTTTCTGGTTTTGGGCAGGGCGATGGATTCAAAGGGATAGGACGGGATGATGCCCTCATTGGCCGCCCAGGACAGGGAGAGGCGCAGGGGTTCGGAAATGGACAGGGCGGTGCGCAGGGTGATTTCCCGCTTTCCCCCGACGCCCTTTTGCAGATCGGACAGCAAGGCCTGGTAGGTTTTGTTGCTGGTGCGCTTGACGGGCACGGTATAGATGAACATGCCCGCCAGGCGATCAATGCCATCGGAATAGCGGGACTTGGTGGTGTCGGCCAGAGAGGAGCAATGCTCGGAGAACCAGCGCTCCATGATTTCGCCGCAGGTGGCATCATCCCCATGGACATCAATGCCCATGACGGATTTCCGCCGAAGTTCCTTGGCGACGGCCTGGGCATCCTCGCTGGTGGAAAAGCCGCTGATCCGGGGGCGATGCTCCACCCCCCGATCATCGGTGTAACGATAGCGGACAGAGTAACCTTTCCCCCGCTTTTCAATTTGCGCCATGAAAAATCTCCTTTACAAATCCGCGAGGCCATGCTATAATAGCAAGGCAAAATGACAATTCGGTGTTGGCGTTTTGCATGTTTTGACCGCTCCGGGCAACCGGGGCGGTTTTTTATAGCGACAAAATATCTCTTGAAGTTGAGAAATATATATCATCATTTTCATCACTGAGAAAATAAAAAGTATAGGCTCCTTTTTCTGATTGATATACCCACAAAGCTTCTCCATATTTTAGTATTTGATCCAAGTTTTCATCACAAAAGTCAACATATTCATCTGACAAAGTTAAGAACCTGTTCTTTGCTTCTGCATTTGATTTTGGTAAATCATATGCTTTTAAAGAGATTAAGGCGCAAACACGTGAAAGCTGCCAAAGCGTACTTTTACTTACGTCGGATATATTAACCGCAATAGCATAAATGTTCAATTCAAGGTCTGCTTTCACGATATACCCATCCATATCCCACAAAAACCTAATGCTGTCATCTGGAGCATCCCAGAAGTTATTGTCCAGAACACGATAATCTTCCTCGTCAAAGGATAAATCTTCCCCGAATGACGGGCCGATTACTTTGTCCCAATGATTATTGTACACAGCCAAAGTTCCCATAACAATTCCAATTTCCCCTATCGGCTTGTCCTTCTTCGCTGATGAGGATGATTTTGGAACCGGCGTTTGCTGCGGTTCAGGCGTTGCGGTGCTTTTTACGCGGGGCACCGCATGAGCGGAAGGCAGGCTGGAGAAGATCAAGCAGCAAATACATAGAAAAGTAATTACTTTTTTCATTACCTTGGGCTCCTTTTTATTCACTACAGTATTCAGAAATCCACATAATAAACATTGCCTATCTTCCGGTAGTTCCCTCTTTTGTTGGTGGACTATCGGCAAATTTGTGCGCAATGACGAGCAATGTATCTTTTGTTTGCACATCTAAAGAGCGAAAAAGCGAAAGAAGCTCCTCCTCTGCCCCAGTGAGAACTGGGGCACTTTTTTCATAATCAGAAACAGATTCCCTTCCAAGCAGTTGATCAATGGATGCTTCATATAAATCCGCAAGCTGAAAAAGCTTTTCATAAGATGGCATTCTTTCCCCTGTTTCCCAATATGAAACTGCCTGGACAGATATTTTTAATTCAAAGGCTACTTCCTTCTGGGTGAGCCCGCGTCTTTCGCGGTATATTTTGAAACAATTCACAACTACACCGCCTTTCAATTATATGATACAACCATATGTTGAAAACAGCAAATGAAAATTTTCAACTAACTGTTGACAAATCTAACAATCTGTTATATCATGATGTACAACAGACAGTTGGAGGCGAGATCGTGCGAGAATGGTTGAGGGAAAAAAGGCTCTCGAAAGGCTTGACTTTAAACGACGTGGCAGAAAAAGCAGGCGTTTCCTGGCAATCCATTTCCTATTACGAAAACGGAGATCGCAGACCTTCACCTGAAACAGCTATAAAGATCGGAACTATTCTCGGTTTTGATTGGAAACGGTTTTATGAAGAAGGACGAAAGGACGGCGGGGCGGCATGAATAAATTCTTGGCAACCATGGTGATTCAGCCTGGAGAAGTGGAAGAAATATTGGAAGAACTGGAAAAAGCCAAGGAAACTATTTACCGCTGCTATACCAGGCTGCAAGAACTGGGATTTGTGGAGATTCGGGAAAACAAAGATGCCGCCAGCGGCAACTGACGGCATGCGGGTTATTGTTTTTCCAATTCATCAATGAAGGCATTCATGAGCTTCTCAACTTCATGGATCACCTTTTCTAAGTCCTCCGCTGTGCAAGGTTTGCTCATATCCCTGTTTGACAGCCGGGAGGAAAAAGAAAAATGCTTCACCGCTTTACGAAGCTTTTCCGTATCAACCACTCAATCACCCCCTTTCTACTTGACCATTGTACCACGAGCAGGAGGCCAACACCATGACAGATTTGAAAAAGCTGGTATATCCCAAGGAAGCGGCTGAACAAATGGGAATCAGCGTGGCGACGGTGACCCGGTGCGTGAAGCGCGGGGCACCCGTGCACCGCTGGGGCGCTACCGGATACCGCTACAAGATCAACATAGAAGAATTCGTGGACTGGATGGAACACCAGAACGCGAAGGAAACCATGGAAAAGCCCGTGAACTTCTCCGACGTGCAGGCCATGGCCGCCAAGCGCCGGGCCATGATTGCGGCGATTTAAGGGGAAAAGAAATGGCGCTGAGAATGACGGAAGAAGAATACGCCGCGTTTGAGCGGAAGCGGAAGGGCGGCGGAATAACGCAGGCAGCCGAAGCGAAACCGGAAACGCCGCCCAAGCGGAGCAAATACGGAAACAGGAAAATTGAAATTGACGGAATGAAGTTTGACAGCGTGCACGAAGCCGACGTGTACCTGGGGCTGGCCCTTCGCATGAAGGCCGGAGAATTGAAATGCGTATGCCGCCAGGTGCCCTTCGACCTGCCGGGCGGGATTAAATACATTGCCGATTTCGTGACCATCCGGCCGGACATGACCATTGAAGGCGTTTATGACGCGAAAAGCCCCGCCACCAGGAAAGACCGGGTGTACATCAACAAGCGGAAGCAGATGAAAGCCTGCTGGGATATTGAGATACAGGAGGTATAAGGTGAAGAAGCTGCGAAACCTGGCAGCGCTGATCGGGCTGGTTTTCATGGTGACGGGAATTCTGGCGCTGTTCATTGCCTTTCCGATCGGCCTGTGCGTGTACGGGATATTGTTCATTGTGCACGGCAGCACGATGAGCGGGATATTGTGCCTGACCTTCGGGGTGACGATTTTCGGGATCGGCACGGTGTGGGCGAACAACAACCAATAAATGCAGGCGGACGGATAAGCCAGGCCGGGAGCCTGGGCAGCGGGTTCGATTCCCGCCGTCTGCGCCAAACGTTTCCGGGGCACGGTCGCCTGCCCTTTCATCCCAGGCGAAAAAACCGGACTGCTCCATCACCGTCTGGATTAGCGGGATGGAGCACGTGCGCGGTCACGGTGCAGGACGCTGAAAACAGAAGGAGGCGAAGCCTCCCCGATGGACGATGCGAAGGATGTGCCCATGATCCCGCCTGCCGGGTTCGATTCCCGGGCCGCGCGCCATTCCCGCACCGATGCGATCTTCCCGGGCGGGACGGCGGGGACGGCATTCCCCGCCGATATGGGAACATAGCATAATTGGTGAATGCGCTCGGCTCATAACCGAAGGAGTTACGGTTCAAATCCGTGTGTTCCCACCAGTCGGCTGCGCTTATTGCCGTTTAGAGCGCGGACGATGTGCAAACGGCAAACGCCCTGCGGCGAGGCGTAAAACCGCACGCGCAGGGGCTGGATCGCGAGCCAGCCCCGATTTTGCGGCATTGCTGTATGGCGCATGGCCCGCTGGACGGTCGCTCCGTAGGCGGTGCAGGAGCCGGTTCGATTCCGACATGCCGCGCCAATGCTCCGTGGACACCCCGGAGGCGACAGCGTCAGGGGGATAGACCGGATGGGTTTTAGGAAGTCCTGAACGAAGCCCCACAAGCTGCACGGCGTCAATTGCGGATGTTGACAGATCATTCAAGAGGCAGTGTTCAAACTGTATGGCAGCCGGGAAAGACCGGCGATTTTTTGCCGAAGGGGGCGGACAGGCGCGTGGTATCGGACGAATTTGGAAAAGACACGATCCGGCTGCTGCCGCCCGGAAAGACGAAATGCCCTCTTTGCGCAGACAGACACACAGCCAAGGACCCGCACAACAGGAACAGCCTGTATTATCAAATGCGATTTTTGCAGGATCATGAGCGGCTTCCCACCTGGGGGGACGCTATGGAAAATTGCAGCCCTTTCATGCGGGCCTATTGGCGGAACCAGATGATACAAAAGGGGGTGAAGGTGGAAGAAACCATGACAAATGATGGAAAGTGATTGGATTGACGCAAGATACCGGAAACCCACGAAAGAGGACGCCGACCACAAGGGATGCGTGATCGCCTGGCACCGATACGACGGCACCATGGTGACGGGCTGGCACCAATTCGGGCGGAGCGAATTCTATACCCATTGGATGCCCGCGCCGAAACCGCCGAAGGGATTTCCTTTATGGGAGAATCCGCCGGGCCGGGCCATGCCTGACCCGATGCTGGCGGAGAAAAAAACAGAAACAAAAAAGCCGTAACTGCTGGAACAGTGTACGGCAGGAAGGAAAATCCGCGTGTCTACGTCATTTCCTTTGCTTTATTTTACCATAAAAACAATGGAAAAGCAAGAGGAGGAAACCGCATGAGCGAAATTGCCAACACCGAAAGCGGGAGCCTGACCACCCTGGACACCCTGGGAAAAAAGGCCCGCATGTATTCCGAAGCGATGGTGATGAACCTGTTTCAACTGGGGCAGGTGCTAACCGAAGCAAAGGAGATTTGCCCCCACGGGGAATGGGGAAAATGGCTACAGAAAAACACCGACATGAGCGAAAGGCACGCCCAGCAGATCATGGGCATTTACAAGCGCTTCGGGGACCGGCCCGCCTTTGCCGGGATAGACAAGGCCAAGCTGTTTTCCATGCTGGCGCTGCCGGAAGGGACGGAAGAACAATTCCTTCAGGACAACGACATCCAGGATATGACCAGCCGGGAAGTAAACGCCGCCGTGAAGCGGGCCCGGGAGGAAGCGCAAAAGGAAATAGACGAAGCCAACCGGGCGCGCAAGGAAGCGGAACGGCGGGCCGAGGAAGCAGAAAACCGCCCGGCGGCCCTGCCGGACGACGTGGCCGAAACGCTGCGCACACAAAAAATGCAGATAGAACAACTGCGGACCATGGGACGGGACGCGCTGGACGAATCCCGGAAACTACAGCAGGAAAACGCCCGGATGCAAAGGGAGCTGACGGAACAAGGGGAACTGCTGGAAGAAACGCAGGCCAACTATGATCGGGTGCAGGCTGATTTGCTTGCCGCCCAAAGCACCATCGCCCGGGGCGACGCGGACAGAACCCCCGGCGATACCCTGACGCCGGACGCTTTTGCCGCCGCCGTGAACAGCTTCATCGGGGCCGTGTGCCGGATGCCGCACATGCAGACGGCTTTTGCCGCCATGGACGGCAACACCCGCCGGGAGTACGAAGAACTGCTGTGCCCCGTGGAGGAATGGGCCAAGGGGGCCCGGGCCGCGCTGAACACCGCCCAGGGCGAAGGGAGGGTGTACTGATGGAAAACAAAGAAAAGATTGAGCAGGCCGCCCAGGCCTTTCGGGAGCTGAACGATGTATGGAACGAACACGAAAAAGCCCCGGTGATGCCCATTCCCGTGCAGGGTGAGAAGGCCCTGGCCGCCGCGGTGACGGAAATCATTCGCCCGGTGATGGAGGGCATGGGCAAAATGATGGAACGGGTGCTGCAAAGCATGGAGCAGAACGCCCAGGCCCAAATGGTGATCAGCAACCGGATGGAGGCATTGGAAAAGCAAATACGGCTGCAAACGCCCATCACCGCCAAGCAGGCCCAATACCTGAACAGCGCGATCCGCGCCAAGGCCCGGGAAATGCTGGACAAGCGGGACCTTGCCGGGGACAAATGGGCCGTGAGCAAGCTGAGCAGCGCCATCCGCAAGGACGTGCTGGCCCGCTACGGCATTACGAACCTGCGGGAAATACCCCGGCACGAATACCAGGTGGCGATGAACCAGATCGGGATGTGGGGCAATGCCCTGACATTCCGGGATATAGTGAAGGAGGCGCGGGAACGTGCGGAACATGCTGGACAGGCTGCGGGTGTGGATGGTGAAAAAGAGATTTCCGGCCAGGATGATCAATTATGTGAGTAAGGCGGTGACGGGGCATGGAGCATACTGATAACGTAATCAAAGCGCTTGTAGCCGCTTCTCTTGATAACTTCATGGACAGCGACGGACTGATTAAAAGCTGCGTGGAAGTGAGCGTGATACAAAAGGCGATTGAACTGCTGAAAGCGCAGGAGCCAAGGGTACTTCGACTTAACGAGATTCATCATGGAATGACATTTTGGCTTGAAGATGTCGATAAATCCGAACTCCTTCTGGCAATCGGCGGAGCTACGTGCCATTATGCAAAAACCTTTATCACAGAGAATGACAGGTCAATAGCAGCGGAAGATAGCGAGTACAACATTCGGTGGAGGGCATGGACTTCAAAGCCCACGGAGGAACAGCGGGAGGGGGTGAAGTGGGATGGCTGAGTATCATGTTGGGTGCGGAGCATTTGGTATTTACGCTGGAACATTGAACAGCAAAAACAAATCACTTTGGCAAAATAAATCAGATGTAACGCATGAGGCTGTTTCTGCTGTCGCGCAATATCTACTCCAAGAAGATAAAAGTTTATTATTTAACTATCAAGGAAACCGATACAGACTGAGCGTTACACCCGAACCGCCGAAGGAGGTAATATGATCGTATATTGTACCTGCGAATCGTGCGTATGGAACGAAGATGGGCAATGCAAAGGGCCGAAACAGCCGGGAGGGCATGTTGCACTATACATTACTGAAACGCTTGGAGGACAAGCGGTATGCACGGATATGATGGAGGAAGAAAATGCTGACGCTGCCGATAAAGCAAAAATGGTTTGACATGATCGAATCGGGCGAAAAGAAAGAGGAATACCGGGCGATCACAGAGTTTTACGATTCCAGATTTACCAATGCTGAGCGCTTCCAGGAGGACGGAAAATGGCAGTTTTATGTGAAACTGCGGGCCGGATACAGGAAGGACAGCCCGACCATGGTGATTCAATGCTGGCTGGACACCGGGAAGGGAAAACCGGAATGGGGCGCGGAGCCGGGGGTGAAATACTTTAGGCTGCACATTACCTGGAAGGGCACAGTACAGGAGGCGGAAAGGCGATAAATGAAGACAACGGATGAAATCTTAGCATCCGGCAGGATCATTGCCGCCGATACCGGATTTGACGGCGGGAGTGGATGGATTGCCGGACTGGACAGGAAAAAGCCGACCCATCATGCCGTGGTTGTGTGGAGCAACGGCGGTGGATGGGATCATGTAAGCGTTTCATGGAAAAACCGCTGCCCCACCTGGGATGAAATGTGCGAAGTGAAAAAGCTGTTCTTCTATCCCGAAGAAGTATGCGTGGAATATCACCCGTCAGAAAGCGAATATGTGAACCAGTTTCCTTATTGCCTGCATATATGGCGCTATCAGCAGCCGGGCATGCCGATGCCGCCTGCGTGGATGGTGGGAGCGAAAAAAGGGCAGAGCATTGCAGAAGCGAAAAGGCAGGGAGAAAAAGAACTGGCTGATATGGAGCGCACAATGAGGAGGAGGGAACAACCATGAAAGAGCCCTGGATTGTGTTCTATGGCCCGGATGGGCAGGAGATAGCAAGCTATACCCAGCGTGGCACCTTCGCCGGGGAGCTACAAGACACCATTGCCCTGCTGGCCTATGAGCGCGGGATAAGCCCCGGGGACATATCCTTTGCGGAGGTTACCCGGTGATGGAATACCGGAAGCTGAAAAAGAGCGCATAAACAGAAAACGGAGGAAAAAACGATGCTGATTTCTGAACTGGCAAAAGAGATTCACGAAAACGCGGTACAGCACGGATGGTGGGACACGAAGCGCGATCCCATGGAAACCATTGCCCTGATCCACAGCGAATGGAGCGAGGCATTGGAGGAAGCCCGGGCGGGCAGGCCGATGGTGTACCGGATGTGCCTGGAAGACCCGGAAGAAGAAGCCGTTTGCAACCCGAAAGACCAAGGCGACTGCCTCTGCCTGATGGGCGGGAGAGAAACGGAATGCAAATACTACGGGAAAAAGCCCGAAGGGATTGCCGTGGAGATCATCGACGGGTGCATTCGCATTCTGGACTATTACGGCAGCGTGAAATGTGAAGTGACCGAAAAGGACGGAAGCCCTTCGACCGTGGAAGGGCTGTATGAAAACAATGCGGAAAAGCTGCCTGACTACGGCGTGCCGGAGCTGGTTACCCATCTGCACCTGGCGACCTCTTTGTCTGTTGAGCACGGCACATTGGGCGATCCGAACATCTGGCACTTATGCCACGCACTGATCATTGGCATGAGCTGGGTAAAGAAGCAGGGCCTGGACCCCATGGCGCTGCTGATGGAAAAGCACGAATACAACAAAACGCGGCCCTACAAGCACGGGAAAAAATTCTGATTGGAAAGGCGGCACACCTACAATGTGCAACATCAACTTTGTGCGCGAATTCGGATTGATCATGGAGGAAGCGCGGAAGGAATACATGGGATGCCGAGAGAGGATGCTTTGGATCAGCCTGTTTTATATTGCCAACGACAGAGCGCAGTATAACCCGCAAACCCAAACATACGATTGGCCAGAGGATTTCTTTCAAATCAGCCATGCCGAACTGAATTTGTATTGCAAGCTTGACAAAAAAGCCATTGAGCAGCTAAGGAATTACCTGAAGCAAAAGGGCTATATAGAATTCCAGAACGGGGAAAGGAACGGGAAAAAGCCCGCCTATAAGCTGAATTACTTATCCAAGCGGGATTTTGGGGGCGAAAATGCCCCCAAAGAAACCCCCAACATACCACCCAAAGACACCCCCAAAGCACCGCCCAAAGACACCCCCAACACGGGCCCCAAGGACACCCCCCTTTATAGTAAATATAAACAAGGGATAGATACAGGAGAAGGAGATACACACACAGCAGATAACGACAGGGAAGCATATACCCGCCCGCGCGCGGGCAGCTACCTGGGATTGGATTTTGGAGAATACCCCTGCCGATTCGACAGCGCCTGGCAAACCAGCGAACGGGCCCGGGGAGCCGTGGCCCAGCGGATTTTGGACGGCGCTTGCTGGGCCGGGGACGGCTATGCCCATGAACGGGTGACCGAATACATGCAAAGCGGGCTGCCGCCGGAACTGATAGAGGACGCGGCGAAAGAAAGCAAGACATACCTTCGCTTTCTGACTACGCTTGATATTGCGGCGCGGGACAGAGGCCTGGCGCTGGCATGATGAAAAGGAGCCAACACCGAAATGAACCGAGAAATTGTGTACGAAATCCAGGTAAAGCCCCGGGAGCTGACCAAGCAGGAGGCCATGGAGATTGACCGGAAACAGCCAAACCGGCAGAGGATCAGCAGTTGGCAGATGGAGGACATGAGCGCCCTGCAAGCCATTGAGGCCTGGGCACAGAAGATCACCACCAAACCGCACATGCGGGAGCTGATGAAGCATGCGAAAGCCTATACCCTGGCCCGATCCGGGGCGGGCATGATCCGGAAAGCGCTGGAGAGGACGGGGCAGAACGTGAGCGCCGTGCAACTGCGCACGATAGAAGCCAACTGGCAGCAAATTACCCTGAGCAGCACAAGGGAAGTGAAGGGATTTGTGAACGTGGACGCAGACGCGGTGGAAGTGCTGATACAGCAGACCCTGGAAAGCTGCCGGGAAAAATTCTGCATGATGGGAGAAAAAGACAGCCGCCGGTGCCCCGTGCGCCGGGCGCTGGACGAAACCATGAACGCCGGGCGAATACACGACAAAAGGCAGGAATACGCCGGGGATTTATGCCCGTACTGCCTGATGAAACCGGAGGAATAGCCATGTGCAAACAGCCAACACCGAACGAAATGCTGGCCGATATACGGGCCCACTGCCTGGACTGCATGGGCGGGAGCCGCAAGGCGGTGCAGCAATGCACCAGCCGGGATTGCCGATTGTGGCGATACCGGACCGCGGAAAACCAGGACAGGCCGCGGAAGGAAAAGAACCAAATGACCATTTTTGATTATTTGAGAGAGGCACAATCATGATGCGGCAGAGGATGAACAGCTTGAAGATCAGCAAGGACGACTTTGTGAAGTTCCGCCAGGAAATGGCAGAGGAAAAGCACGTTTGGGAAGTGGTCATGCCCTTTGGCACACCGGGGCATTTGCAGTTCCGGCAGCTAAAATACACCGTAGAGGAATACGGAACGCCGGAGGAAACATATGAAGCCGTATGTGATTACGTGCGTGGATGCAGAATGTGCGACATGGATTATTACGTATTCTGCGACGATAAACTGGTTTTAGGATTTTGAGAAGGAGGCCAACACCGTGGATGTACCCGAGAAGGATAGAGTATGCATAAACTGTCGGTTCTGGCTGGATCATGGTGAGGATGAAAGCACCTGCGGAGGACGGAAATGCTGCAACTGGTCGGCTGAATACACAGAGAATTTCTTCGAGCCAGACGAAGATTATATCCGCAGCGATCTGGCGGCGTGCTGCAACTGCAAATATCAAGAACAGTATTCCGTTTGCTGTGATTGCAGCCGATTGGACAGGGAAGACTTGTGGGAGGAGCAGACGTAATGGGCGATCAACAGATGATATTTGAGGGAGCGATGTAATGAGTGAACACAAAATACCGCCGCCAGGGTTCTATCTGATGGACTGCATGGAAGCGCTGAAACAATTCCCCGACAAGTATTTCAGCCTTGGAATCGTTGACCCGCCCTATGGAATAAACGTGGCAAACCATGAACTGGGAAAAATTGTCGGGGGGGGGTACAGGCCGTTCGGCGGAAAGACGCAAAACAGTGTATGGGGCAAGCAAAAAAGCATTAGCGCGCCCAAACCCTACCATACCTTCGACGATAGCCGCCCACCGGACGAAGGGTATTTCAAAGAACTGGAAAGGGTGTGTAAACACCGTATCATTTGGGGCGGAAACTTCATGCTGGATTACTTGGGCAAAGCGTCCTGCATGATTGTATGGGACAAAGGCCGCAGAGGGCTTGACCAGGCAGACTGTGAAATCGCATGGACGGACATTCCTGAACAGAGCAGGGTTTTCAACTGGAAATGGAACGGGATGCTGCAAGAGAACATGAAGGAAAAAGAAGAACGCTGCCATCCTTGTCAGAAACCGATAGCGCTTTACCAGTATCTTTTGCAGAAATACGCGAAACCGGGTGACATTATACTTGATACGCACGTTGGATCAGGAAGCAGTTTGATAGCTTGCGAACGCCTTGGATTCACCTATTACGGCTATGAAATTGACCCGATATACTATCAGAAAGCAAAGGAACGGCTGGAAAAGGAAAAAGCACAAGTGAACATGATGGAACTGATTGCACAGGAGGAACAAAAGGAAGAACAATTGACGTTTGGATGATAGGACGGAATGGAAAGATTCATTATGTCGATGGAAAAGAAGGAGGCAAAACCGCAAGCGCTTGCGGTTTTGAGAAAGGAAATGAAAGCATTGAAAGCGGACCTGACCAGGATGGTGGACGAGCTGGAAAGAGAAAACCGGATGCTGAAAATTGCGCTGGCGGAATCACGAAGCCGGGAAAGGGAAAGGCTATCGGCAGCAGAGGAAGACGCGCTGAAAAGGATTCAGCAGAAAACGCGGCTGGTGAAAGACAACAGGAGCGGGCTCAGCGTGTGCGAACGATGCGGGAAATGGCAATGGGGCAACCTGAGCCCCCACTACTGCCACCACTGCGGCAAACCCTTTGAAGGGGCCAACGAATGGGATCAGGGAGAAAACGCATGAAAAGCAGGGTGAAGAACGCGGACCTGGACGCGGTGAGCCGGGTGATCTACCTGATGCAGGATATAAGGATGCTGGAAGAACGCCGGGACTGGACGCGGGAAAGGCTGCACCGGCTGACCAAAGGGCTTTCCGGCATGCCGCGGGGCGGCGGCGGGCCCCAGGGCATGGACGACACCTTTGCAAAGCTTTCTGAGCTGGACGATAAGCACCGGGAGAAACTGCGGCGCTGCACCCTGGAATTGACCCTGGCGGAAGGGCGGATCAACGCCATTCCAGACCCCAGGATGCGGACCTTTGTGACGATGGTGTACCTGATGCACACGGGGAAAGACCAGGTGATGCGGGAACTGAACCTGACCGAATGGGGCTACAGGCAGGCCAAGGAGGCCGTGGAAAACGCGGCGAGCATGGAGAAGGTGCCCGGAATGAACCTATAAAAAAGCCAAAAAGGGACCATTTGGAGAAAAAATTTTTCTTTCCCTCTTGATTCTCAAACCCGATGATGATATTATGCTACCAAGTTAAGGTATACATCAGGGCAAAAACAGACCAGGAAATTCATCCGGTCTGTTTTTTGTTTTTGGGAAATCCGGCGGAAGGGGGCGGGATGATGGCGCGGGATATGCTGTACATTGACACCAGCGAGCTGGAAGCGGCGGCGGAACAGATGAAGCGGATGCTGAGCGAGGACAAGGCGAAACGGATGCTGCGCGACACCATCAGCAATACGGGCCGGAAAGTGAAAAGCATATTGGGGAAAGAGATACCCCGGAAATACGAAGCGAAGCGGAACTGGGTGACCAGCCAGGTGGGCAAGCCCCAGCACGGAGAGGGCGGCGGAGATTTGAGCGCCATTATTCCCATCCGGGGCGTGCGCGGCGTGGCGGGCGGACGCTTTCCCGCCAAGGGCGGCGTGAAAGGACGGAGCGGCCGGGCCGCGGTGAAGCTTTTGAAAGGGAGATACAGCGCCCTTCCCGCCGCCATGACCCACCAGGGCGGACAGCCGCCTTTTAGGAACCCCGGCTCCAAGCTGGGCAATGTGGTGTTTACCCGTAAGACGAGCCATCCGCTGCCCATTGTGCGGGTGGCGGGCCTGAGCGTGCCGCAGATGCCCATGAACCGATCACGGGACGACGTGACCAACGAAATCATAGAATATATGGACAAGGAGCTGGAGCGGAATTTCCAGCGGATGCTGAAATAGCGAGCCCGAGCCCGGAGGAAAGCGATGATTAGCCTGACCGCAAAGGACCTGGCGAACGCAGCCGGGTATACCTATCAGCAGATGCACAACATAGACAAAGACCTGCCCGACGACAAAAAGCTGTTTGTGAGGAGCGAGGCGGGCAAATATGACCTGGCTATGTTCGTGCAGCGCTGGACAGAGTACAACGTGCAGAAGGCCAAGGGAAGCGCGGAAAAAGACCTGGACGCCATCAAGGCCGAACACGAAGAAGTGAAAATGGAAAAAACCCGCCTGGAAGTGGACAAGATGAGCGGGCGGCTGGTGGACGCGGAAGACGTGAAGCGGGCATGGGGCGAAATCGTGCACAATACCACCCAGGCGCTGATTAACCTGCCGCGGAAGACGGCCCCGTCCCTGGTGATGATGGAGAACGTGGAGGCCATTGCCGCCATTATCGACAAAGAAATCACAGGGGCGCTGATGAACCTAAGCAAAACCGAAATTAACCAGGAGGATTTTGACGACGCGGAAGCGGAGGACGGGGACGGTGACGACGCATGAACGCCGCTTTGGCCGATTTGATGCGGGATACCTACGCCTTATTCTGCCCGCCCAAGCGCCAGACCGTATCTGAATGGGCGGACGAAAACCGGAAGCTATCCAGCGAAAGCAGCGCGGAAAGCGGCCAATGGCGCACGGACCGGGCCCCCTACCAGCGGGAAGTGATGGACGCCTTCACCCAGCCGGGGATATGGAAGATCGTGCTGAAAAGCTCCTCGCAGGTGGGCAAGAGCGAAATAGAACTGAACATGATCGGGCGGGTGATCGACGTGGACCCCGGCCCGATTTTGTATATTCAGCCAACCGACAGCACCGCGCAGGACTATTCCAAGCGGCGCGTGGCACCCATGATCAAGGCCTGCCCGACGCTGCGGCGAAAGGTGGCCGACGCCAAGGGCCGGGACAGCGCCAACACGATTTTGATGAAAAGCTTTCCCGGCGGAAGCCTGGCGCTTACCGGGGCCAACAGCCCCAGCGAACTTGCCAGCAAACCCATCCGCTACCTATTCATGGACGAAACGGACCGATTCCCCAAATCAGCCGGGACGGAAGGCGACCCCATTGCGCTTGCCATGCGACGCACGGAAACCTTCCGGCACAACAGGAAAGTAGTCATGACTTCTTCGCCGACAAACCGGGGGGCCTCCCCCATCGAGGACCATTACCTGAGCGGGACCCAGGAAGAATGGCACACCCAATGCCCGCACTGCCAGCAGTACAGCTTCATCAAGTTTGACCAGATCAAATTTGAGAAAGAGCAGCGGGGCGAAAAAAGCTGGAAAGTATGGAACGTAAGGTGGCAATGCCCCGTTTGCAAAGCGGAGCATACCGAATATGAAACCAAGCGCTTTCCCGCCAAATGGGTGATGCACAATCCCGGGGCGCTGGACGACGGGATCAGAAGCTTTTGGATCAATGCTTTCATGAGCCCATGGAGCAGCTGGCGGGAAATCTGCACAGAATTCCTGAAGGCCAAGGGAGATGCGGAACTGCTGAAGGTGTTCAAGAACACGATGCTTGGCGAACTTTGGGAAATCCAGGAAAGCAACGGCATTGAAGAAAAGCTGTTTGCCCGGCGGGAACACTACAACGCCGAGATTCCCGACGGCGTGCTGGTGCTGACCGCGGGGATAGACACCCAGGACAACCGCCTGGAATACGAAGTGGTGGGCTGGGACAAGAACGAACAGAGCTGGGGCATCAGCCGCGGGGTGATCCCCGGCAGACCGGACAGCCCCGGGGTGTGGGACGAAGTGGATATGCTGCTGAGCCGCGTATGGAAAATGAAGAACGGCAACGGCATCAAGATCATGGCGACCTTCATTGACAGCGGCGGCGACTTTACCCAGGAAGTGTACAAGCAGTGCGTGAAGCGCAGCAGCCGCAAGATATGGCCCATCAAGGGCGAACCGGGCGAGGGCAAGGATTACGTGCGCCTGATGCAGAAGGCCAGCAACAAGGACATGCTGGGCTTTATGATCGGCGTGGACAGCGGGAAAGAAGCCATCCTGTACAACGCGGCCAACACCAACGAGCCGGGGCCCGGGTATATGCACTTTCCGCTGGAAATGCGCAGCGGCTATGACGAGGAGTATTTCAAGGGGCTGATTTCCGAAAAGCGGGAACTGCGCCTGCGGGGCGGGCGCGGGGTGATGTACTGGGTGAAAACCCGGACGCGCAACGAGCCTTTGGACTGCCGCAACTATGCCCGGGCCGCCTATAAATACTTCGACTGGGATTTCGGGCGGCTGGAAAAGGCGCTGTACGGACCCAATGAACCGATTCTGATGACCAGGCAGGAAGCGGAAAAGAAAAAGCCCCGCCGGGTGATCAGCAAGGGGATTGCGCTGTAAGGAGTGAGAGCATGGGAATTAAATACGCATACACGCGGAATGAGGCCGTGGAACAACTGGCGATCTGGAAGGAGTGCTTCCGGAGCATTGCGGAGGGCGAAGCCGCCCATTACCGGATCGGCAGCCGGGAATATACCGCGCTGAACCTGGACGAAGTGAGGAAGAACATAGAGTTTTTCGCCGATATTATTGAAAGCTATGACGGAAACGTGAGGACGCGGCGGGTGGCGGTGGTTGTCCCCCGCGACCTGTGATCGATTGAAACCCCGCAGAGCGGTGTTTCAACCGGGAGGAGGGCAGCCATGAGCGAAAAGAAAAAGCAGTACCCGAACATGCTGGAAAGAGCCGTATACTTTCTGAGCCCGGAAAAGGGCAGCGGCATGTTTTTGAAAAGGCTGAGGAAAGAGCAGGAGATCAAGACCCCTGCCGACACCAAGACGGGCGGCGAAGCCAAGATGGCCGTGAGCGGCTACGGGCGGCACGGGGCCAGCACTACCCTAAACAGCCTGATTGGCTGGCTGACCGGGGGCGGCAGCGCCGAGGACGATATTGACGTGCACGGCGCGCTGCTTCGGGAGCGCAGCCGGGATTTGGTGGCGGGCGGCGGACTGGCCCGAAGCGGCATTAACGCCATGGTGACCAGCGTGATCGGCTGGGGCGTGCAGCCCAAGCCCAAGATAGACAAGGACTTCCTGAAGCTGAGCGACGAGGCAGCCGACGCCTGGGAGGCCCAGGCCCTGCGGGAATGGAAGCTGTGGGCCGAAAATACCATGTGCGACGCGGAAAGGCAGCAGACCTTTTACGACATGCAGCAATTGGCCTACCGCAGCCAATTGACCAGCGGGGACGTGTTTGCGCTGTTTGAGATGAAGGAGAACAAGCGCACGCCCTACCAAACCGCCATCAGGCTTTTGGAAGCGGACCGGATCAGCACGCCCGAGAGCAGCGGCGGGGAAAGCGAAATCAAAGAGCTGGAAAACGGCGGGCGCATTGTGGACGGCGTGGAAATCAACAAGCAGGGCGAAGTGACAAAATACCACATCACCAACCGGCACCCGCTGAAGGAAAACACCACGGAGGACACCGCCTGGCAGCCCATTGACGCCTTCGGGAAAGATACGGGCTATCCCAACATCCTGCACATCTACGTGATGGAGCGGCCCGAACAGCGCCGGGGCGTGCCCTTCGTGAGCGCCCAGATTGAACAGATTAAGCAGTTTGACCGCTACAACGTGTACGAACTGGCCGCCAACGTGGTGGCCGCCATGCTGGCCGTATTCATTACCAGCGACGAGGACAACGGACAGCACGGCATGGAGCACGCCGTGGACGAGGCGGACCGGGTGACGGACGACGATCTGCACCTGGAGCTGGCCCCCGGCGCGGTATACAGCCTGCCGCCCGGAAAGAAAGTAAACATCCTGAACCCCATCCGGCAGAACAGCGCCTATAAGGATTTCGTGGAAACCCAGGAAACCATTATCGGCAGCAGCATGGAGATACCCAAGGAAGTGCTGATTAAGAAATACGACAGCAACTACACCGCGGCCCGCGCTTCGCTGCTGGACTTTTGGCGCACGGTGCGCGTGCACAGGACCCGATTCAACGCTTCCTTCAACCAGCCCATTTACGAACAATGGCTGGCCGAAGCCGTGGCAAGCGGACGCATTGAAGCACCCGGATTTTTTGACGATCCCGCCATTCGCCAGGCCTGGTGCGGCTGCATGTGGACAGGCGTGAGCATGGGCCACGTGGACCCGCTGAAGGAAGTAAACGCCGCGGCCATGCGCATTCAGCAGAACATTACCACCCAGGAGCAGGAAGCCAGCGAATACAACGGCAACGACTGGGACGCCAATATTCGGCAGCGCCGGAAGGAAGCAAAGGCCATTCAGGATTTGCTTTCTCTGGTGGGGGATTTGGACGCGCCGAACATTGAGGAAGACAAGGAGGAGAAAGACGATGCCTAATCGGGATTGCTTTTGGCTGAAAGCCACAAAGCCGCTGATGCTGGCAGACGGCGAAGCGGAAATTATGCTGTACGGCGAAATCGTGGGCGATTACGGACAGATGTACAAGCAGGAGTTTCCGGAAGACAAAAGCGCCAGCGATTTTGACAAGGCCATCAAGGAGGCCAAGAAAAGCGGGGCCACGCGGCTGCTGCTGCGCATTAACAGCCCGGGCGGCGTGGTGAACCAATCCATAGCCATGCGGGGCACGCTGACCAACGCGGGATTTGAGAGCATCCATATCCGCATCGAGGGCATGTGCGCCAGCGCGGCCACGATTTTAGCCACCATTCCCAATGCCAAAGTGACCATGACAAAGGGCAGCGAATACATGATCCACAACCCGTGGATCATAGCGCTGGGCAATGCCAAGGAACTGGAGCGGGAAGCGGAGCATTTGCGGAGCCTGGAAAAAACCAGCTGCGACTTCTACGCCGCCCGGACCGGGCAGGAGGAAGATACAATCCGCGAATGGATGGACGCGGAAACCTGGTTTACCGCGGAAGAAGCGGTGAAATACGGATTCGCGGACGAGGTGGACGAGGGAACCGGCGCGGGACAGGCCGCCGCCAGCGTGACCAAGGACGCCCTGGCCGTGATGAAAGGCATGTACCGCCATATTCCGGAAGACCGGATCGCCGTAACGGAGAGCGCCAAGGGCGCTGAACAAACGGCGGATGAAACCATCAGTAACGGGCCCGATGCTGTTGCCGCTGAGGGAACGACTGAAAATAAAAATAAGCGCAGGGAGGACAACAACATGGCAGACCCCAAGAACATGACCCAGGAAGAGCTGCGTGCCGAAAATCCCGAATTGTGCAACGCCCTGATGCAGAGCGCAATTCAGGCCGAGCGGCAGCGGATTCAGGACATTGACGACTTGACCCTGGACGGCGAGGAATACCGCCAGATGGCCGAACAGGCCAAGAAGGACGGCACCAGCGCCGCCGACTTCCAGAAGATGATCGTGGCGCACCAGCGCGCGCAGCGCAAAGCCTTCATGGAAAGCCGGAAGAATGAAACCGAGCCTGCCGCCAACGTGAAGGGCGGCGCGGCGGAAGACGAAGAAGGCAACGGCGAGGAAGCGGAAATGAACGCTTTCCAGGAAAAGATGAAGACCATCTTCGCCAATACCCACGTGACCAACGAAACCATGATGTAAAACGGAGGGAAAAAAGATGAGTATGTACGGAGTGATCGGCACCAATACCCCCTCTTACCTGGTGGCGAAAGCCCATGACGGGGACCGGATCGCTGTTTCTTTGGAGCCCGGCAACGGCGAAATCGCCCGGGGCACGGTGCTGTATAAAAAGAGCAACGGCATGTATGCCCCCGCCGCCGCCGCGGACGCGGTGATTACCAAGATGCTGGTGATCCTGGACGAAACCAAGGACACCGGCGCCGCCCCCGAAAGCGGCGATACCGCCATTGCGGACGCCGCGGCCGCCTACCGGGCCGGGCATTTTGTGGACGGCACCGTGAAGCTGAAGGCTGGCGCTGAACTGACCGACGCGGTGAAGGTGGTGCTGCGGGCTCAGGGCATTGTGTTTGAGCCCATGGAAGGCACCGAGGTATTTGACAATACCGTGACCGGCGAATAAGAACAAAGGAGGACAGCAATCATGAGTATTGATCTTTACAGCACCAAGGCCCAGCTGAAGGCCTTGGAAGTGATGCCCCGGGAATACACCTTCCTGTACGACATGTTCGCGGCGGACATGGGCGCGGTGGAAGATGATACCGCAATCTATGACTACAAGAAAAACAGCCGCAGGATGGCCCCCTTCGTGGTGCCCGGAACCGGCGGCGTGCTGATGGGCCGCGACGGCTATGAAACCCGTGAAATCGGCTTCTGCCGTATTGCGCCCGAGCGCATTGTGGACGAGCCCCTGATCAAGGTGCGCGGCTTCGGCGAAGCGATCCTGGGCGCGAAGACCCCCGAACAGCGGGCCATGCAGACCTACGCCAAGGACATGACCGAAATGCGGCAGGCCATTCAGCGCCGCCGTGAATGGATGGCGCGCCAGGTGCTTCTGACCGGCAAGCTGGAAATTTTCCGCTACACCGAGAACGGCCGCGACAAGGAAACCACCCTGGTGGCGGACTACGGCTTCACCAACAACTACACCCCCGTAACCGCCTGGGACCAGCCCGGCGCGAAGATTGCCTATGACATGCGCAAGCTGTACGACATCGTGTACAACGGCATGGGCGTGGTGGACCTGATTGTGATGGACCCCGACAGCGCCGAAGCCATGGTGGAGAACAGCGCCTTCATGAAGACCTTTGATTACAAGAATGCCGAAATGGGCCAGATTCGCACCCGTTACCGGGGCCAGGGCGTGCGCTACTGGGGCCAGAACAGCGACGGCGTGGACCTGTACAGCTTCGGCGGCAGCTATGTGGATGATGACGGCGTGACCAAGCCCATCATGCCCAAGGGCACCGTGCTGATTGGCGGCCACGGCATTATCAAGTGCCCCCACGGCCCCGTGACCCAGGTGGAAGAATACGGCCCCAACGGACGGCACAAAACCTATATCAAGAAGGAAGTGCCCTTCCGCAACGCCGACCCCAACACCAACACCGTGAGCAACCGCCTGACCAGCTGCCCCACCATGGTGCCCTTCAATGTGGACGCCTGGGCAATCGGACACGTGCTGTAAGGAAAAAGGGAGCAGGGATTGATAAACCCTGCTCCCAATCCGAAAAGGAGGATGTGCCATGCGTTTTGTGGCGAAACACAACGTATCCTGCAAGGGCCGGATGATCACCGTGGGCGAAATCTTTGACGCGGACTTTGCCGAAAAGGACAAGGAACGGCTGCTGCGGCTGGGCGCTATCCAGGAAGTGAAGGACGCGGAGATCGACGCCGCGCCCTCCCCCATTCCCGCGCCGGAAGCGGAAACCGAAACCGAACCGGAACAAGCGCCGGAAACGGAGGAAGCCCCGGAAACAGACGCCCAGGCGGATGAACCGGAAACAGAAGCGGACGGCGGCATGGAGGGCATGGAAGCGGCGGAAGACAAGCTGACCATTGACCCCCTGGACGCCGTGGTGACCAAGGAAGCGCCCAAGAAGAAGGGGCGCAGAAAGGAAGGCTGAGGCCATGAAGGTAAAGCTGATCAAGGAACCGTGCCAGCCCGTGGCGGAAGTGAACGACGATTACGGATACCGCCTGATCGAGCAGGGCAAGGCCATTCCGGCTTCCGAACCCATTCCGCCCAAGACCATCAAGAAGAAAACCGGTGATGCCTGATGGCATTGAGGGATAAGGCGCTGCGGGACCGGCTGAAAGTGTTCACCCGAATGGGCCACTTTGCCAGCGAACACACCTGGAACGGGGTAAAATTCCTGTGCGTGGTGGACGAGGACACAGCGCTGAAGCGGAAAAACAACAACGTGAACGACGTAAGCTGGGACAATAACATGATCGACGTGCTTTTGTACGTGCGGAAAGAGGATTGGCCCGGCCATGACCCCATTCCCAACGAATGGGGTTATTTTGATACGATGTACATGAAAATCATGCAGCGGCAATTGGACGAAGGGGAATGGACCATCGTGCTGAGCGCCAACTCGCCCAAGGGGATAGAATAATGAGACTGAGCGAAGAAATCAGAGGATTGAAAAAATGGACCTATGAGCAGCTGTGCAAGGGCCGGGAGATGAAAACCCCCGCCGAGAACATGGACGCATCGAAGATATGCAGGCAGGAGCCCAAGGTGTTTTTCGCCTTTCTGCCCACCCGTGACGATGCCAGCGGCTATCTGGACACCATGCCCCTGAACACTGTGCCCGGCATTGTGATCCTGCCTCAAACCGCCTATGCCAAGAACATGGAGGAGCAGCGCTTTGACCGCTACAACAACATTCACCGGCCCAAGAACATTGGAAAAACGCTGAACGTGCGCTTTCTTTTCATGGTTTTTGAAGATGGCGTGCGGCTGCCCGGCTTTGTGGACAAATACATCGCGGGCGAAGGCATGGACCTGAGCCTGGTGATGGAGGGCAGCGAGGAAGGCGTGATGCTGCTGCTGGACTGGATGGACGACTGTATGCGCAAGCTGCTGGGGCAGAAGAACATTCCCGGCACTGACCTGGCCGTGACCCCCAAAAGCGTGACCTATGACTTGTACACCGACCAAAAATACCTGAGCGACAAGCGCAGCGTTTTCTATGGATTCGTGGACTGCATTTTCCAATGCGAAACGGAAGAACAGTATAACGACGAAGTGGAAGCGATGCTGGATACCTGAAAACGACAACATAAAAGCAAGGAGGAAAAAAGCCTATGTATAATTTGCCGGACTACCTGCATGGCGCGTATGGCGTGACGCAGGCAGTAGCAAACCGCAACGCGGCCATCGGGCGCGGCGCGATCGTGTACGTTGGCACCGCGCCGGTAAACCAGGTGGAGGACGGCGGGAACAACCTTAACAAGCCCGTGCTGGTGCGCAACATTGCGGAAGCCCGCCGCCTTTTCGGCTACAGCGACGACTGGGACAAGTATACCCTGTGCGAGGCCATGCAGGTGCATCTGGTGCAGAAGGGCGTGGGCCCCATCGTGCTGATTAACGTGCTGAACCTGGCCACCCACAAGGACGCGGAAGAAACCAGCGCTTCCCTGACCCCGGTAAACGGCAGGATCACCATTGCCAATGCCGAGGACATTATCCTGGACACCGTGACCGTGACCGGAAAAACCAAGGGCACTGATTATTCCATCGCCTACAACAGCACCCAGAAGACCATCGTGATCACCGAACTGACCAGCGGCGGCCTGGGCAGCGCTGCCATCACCGTGACCTACTATAAGGCCGACCCCAGCGCCGTGACCGCCCAAGACGTGATCGGCAGCAGCGACGGGCAGGGCATGAATACCGGCCTTTACGCCATCAAGAACGTGGAACAGGCCACCGGCTATATTCCCGCCTACCTGGTGTGCCCCGGATTTTCCAGCAATCCCACAGTCCACGAAGCCATGTACCAGGTGAGCCAGAAGATCAACGGCCACTGGGACGCCTGGATGTTCGTGGATTTGCCGCTGATGAACGGCGGCACCGCCCTGACCATGGACACCGCCTACACCTACAAGGTAGCCAACGGCTACACCAAGCCCAACGAAACCGTGTGCTTCCCCATGATTGAGGGCACCGATGGCAAGTATTACCACATGAGCGTGCAGCGGGCCGCCAACTTCCAGGAGCTGCTGATCAAGAACGAGGGCATTCCCTATCACAGCGCCAGCAATACGGACTGCGACATTGCGGCAAACCTGTGGTTCGGGGCCGCCAACGCGGGCCGCGTGTACGACGACAGCATGATCAACGACAAGCTGAACCGGCGCGGCATTACCTCCATTGCCCACGTGGGCGGGCGCTGGGCCCTGTGGGGCGCGTGCAGCGCGGAGTATGACGAAAACAACAAAGACGACATCAACGTGGCGGAAACCAACCTGATGATGCTGTACTACATCAGCAATGATTTCCAGCACCGCCGGGCCCGGGACGTGGACAAGCCCCTGACCTCCGCTGACCTGGCTACCCTGATCAGCGAGGAGCAGGCCAGGCTGGACGCGCTGAAGAAGATCAAGGCCCTGACCTACGGCACGGTGTACATCAACAGCGATTTCATGCCCAATTCCGACGTGCGCAGCGGGGATTACAAGTTCACCTTCGACGTGACCACCGTGCCCCTGGCCAAGAGCCTGCTTGCCATCGTGAACTGGGTGGATACCGGCTTTGAAACCTACTTTGAATTCCAGTAAATTTTTGAGGGCGGGAAGGGGGGCCCTTCCCGCCTGAAGGAAAGGAGCAAACAAGCATGCCGAAAAAAGTATACTGCAACGTAGAGGATCACCGCCTGTATACGAACGGGACCCTGTGCGAGGACATTACCAGCGTGAGCCTGCCCACCATTGAACATACCACCACCACCATCAAAGTGGCCGGGGTGCCCGTGGAATTGGAGATTCCCAATATTACGCGGGTGAAGGCCATGGAATTCGGCGTAAGCCACAACAACGGCGAAAACTGCAACCTGCTGATCAACAGCGACAAGCAGACCCTGGAATTCCGCCTGGTGCGCCAGCGCTATGAAACGGTGGAAGGCGTGGTGGGCCATGCCAGCGTGAAATACCGGATCACCGGCATTTTCCAGAAGCGCGAGGAAGGCACCGCCGAAACGGACAACCCCCTGGGCTACACCGATACCTTCAGCGTGCTGCGGTACCAGGAACTGGTGGACGGCGAAGAAATTCTGCTGATTGACGCCATGACCGGCACCATTCGCAAGAACGGCGTGGACGTGACCGACATCGTACAGCAGTTGCTGGATGCGTAACGCATCCAGCCATCGAAAGCCAGCGAAAGCAGTCTTTCGATGGGTACATCAATTTCTTGTAAAAATGGCGGCAAAACCGCGCGATACGATGACAGCCGGGGGGCTCTCCCCCGGCACCCCATGATAAAAACAAAAAAAGAAAGAAGACTAAACCATGAGCGAAAACGAAAAGAAAGCCAAAGCCAAGGATGACGAAATGAGCCTGGAGGAGGCCCGGGATATTCTGGCCGCGGGAAAGCTGGAATTGATTCAGCCCATTCACCTGAACGGCAGCGAAGTGACCAGCCTTTCCTACAACCTGAAAAAGGTGACCGGGATGGAATACCTGGAAGCCCTGGACAGCGACACCGCCACCCGCAAGGGGGCCTACAACCTGAGCGCCAAGCAGGCGCTCAACCTGTTTTTAGCGGGCGTGCTGCACGGGGATAACGGCATCAACGGAAGCGACCTGCCCGACCTGCGCAAGCAATTGGATATTCAGGACGTGCAGCAGGCCGTGATGGCGGCCGTGGGTTTTTTCAATGCGTCCTCCCGAGTGGGGACCGGCCGTATATCGAGATCGTGACCGAAACGGCCATGGCATCCCATACATCCATCACGGATATACTGGGCATGCCCATTTCTCTGCATTTTGAAATCCGGCAGGCGATCCGGAAGATCAACGAAGCAAAGAACCGGGACTGAATAAAAAGGGGGTGGCGGCATGGGCATCCGGATGCAGTATGAAGGCAAAGACATTACGCAGTACGTGGTGATTACCAAGTGCATTCACCGGGATGTATCCCGCGGCAGGTGCGACATGCTGGAAATGGAATTGGACCATGCCGCCACCTGGTACAAATGGGACCCCAAGAAGGACGACAAAATCATCATCACCTGCGACGGGTACACCACGGGCACCCTGTACTTAAACACCGTGCTGCCCGAGCGCAACCATTACCGGCTGCTTGCCACATCCATGCCCAGCGGCAGCAGGCAGAAAAAATTCGACGCCTGGGAAAAGAAAACCCTGAGCGTGATCGGGGCCAAGTGCGCCGCGGAATGCGGGCTTGGCTTTTCCCTTTTCGGGATCAGCGGGGGGCTGGATTACCCTTACCTGATCCGGGAGAACGAAACCAGCGCGGCCTTCGCGGCCCGGATAGCGGCCATGGAAGGGGCGGTGCTGAAAATTGTGAACGGCGCTTACAAGCTGATTGGGATTGAATATGCCCAGGGCCTTGCCAAGTGCGCCACGCTGCACATTGATACCACCCAGCAGAACGCCGTGCACACCCATACCGGCCATGAAAAATACGGGGGGATTACCGTGATTTCCCCCTTCGCCCAGGCCAAAGCGGCGGACAGCGCCGTGAAGGGGGGCTATATACAAACGCTGACGAACCTTCCCGCAAAAACCGCGGGCCAGGCAGGCAGATGGGCCCGGGGGCTGCTGATGACCCAGAACCGGGCGGCGGACTGCCTGACCATTACCGACGCGGAATTTAACCCCGCCCTGACCGCCATGTGCCACGTGGCCGTGGACGGCAACACCGACGCCAACGGGGACTGGCTGGTGGACGAGGTATGGCACGATTTGTACAACAGGCGGGACACGGTGAAAATGCTGAAATTCGTGACGACCATCGGGTGAAGCGTATGGAAAAAGAAGACAGCAGGGATTACGGGGCCCGCATCGAGCGGGGCGAAATCACGGAAAAGCAAGGCAATACCTACAAAGTGAACTCCTTCGACCGGGACGGCGTGATCACTCCGCTGCTCCCGGTTTTCATTGACCCGCCCTGGGCGGAGAATTGCGCCTGCGAGGACTGCTCCCGGAAATGCAAGGTGGAATATGCGCCGGGCGACAAGGTGTGCTTCGTGGTGTTCCCGGACGGGACGGGCTTTATTCTCAGGGCCATGCCGGAGTGATGCGCAGGCGGCAAGCAAAGGACGGAGATAAACCATGGCTCAAAAAGAAGTAAACGGGCGAATTATCCTGAGTGGCCAGATAAAGCAGAGCTTTAACAACGTGGTAAGCCGGGTGGAGGCTTTCGCTTCCACGGTGAACCAGGTGAGCGACAAGCTGACGAAGCTTGGCGAGGAATCCGTAGAAACCTATAAGGATTACCAAACCAACATGCTGGCGGCCTACAGCATTTTCCGGGAAAACCTGGGCGTGAACGAAGCCACCCGGGCCATGGACACCCTGGAAAAGAAGGCCCAGGAATGGGCCAGCAGCACCATCTTCCACACGGACGACGTGAGCCGCGCCATTTATAACGCCAGCCAGGCCGGATGGGATTTGAACGACCAATTGGAGGGCATTCCCCGGGCCATGCTTTTGGCGCAGGCGGGCGAACTGGATTTGCAGGAGGGCCTTTCCTACCTGGCCCGGGCGCTGAACGCCACCAAGACGGAGTTTTCCCAGAGCGGAAAATTCGTGGACCAATGGGTGAAGGCCAGCACGCTGGCCAACCTGAGCATTCAGGACCTGGGCGAAAGCATGAGCGCCATGGGCCTGACCGCCACCTTCGCGGGCGATAACGCCATCCTGCTTGCCATGCTGGATGTGCTGGCCGAAACCGGCACCGTGGGCAGCCAGGCGGGCACCCAACTGCGCGCCGCCATGCTGCGCATTGTGGCCCCCACGAAAAAGGCCAGCGAAGCCTTTGAATCCATGGGCGCGGACGCGGAAGAGCTGGAAGAACTGCTGGAAGACGAAGCCCTGATGAACGCCGGGCAGCGCCTGGAGGAGCTGGGCTTTTCCGCCTACGACCAGAAAGGGAACCTGAAAGACTTCCTGACCATCCTGACCGACATGGACGCGGCCATGGCGGGGCTGAGCGAGCAGGAAAGAAACGCCCTGCTGAAAGACATCTTCCCCACCCGCACCTTTGCCACAGCCAAGGCATTGCTGGACGCCATCGCCACCGGGACGCTGCCTGAATTGGTGGCCTCCATTGAGGACAGCGAAGGCGCATCCCAGCGCCGCAGCGACACCATGATGAGCGGCCTGATGGGCGATCTGGAACTGCTGAGCAGCAAATGGGAGGAACTGGAGCGGAAATTCGGCAGCGTGCTGAGCGACCAGGTGTCCAGCGTGGCGGGCGGCATTGGCAGCATCATCGACAAGCTGAACGAGATGCCGGAGGAAGCGCTTTCCGCGCTGGTAGGCGGGCTGGGAACAATTTCAGGACTTGGCATAGGCGCAGGCTTTGGCGCGGGCGTGCTGAGATTCTTCGGGGCCCTGGGCGGCTGGGGAACGACGATCCTGCTGACCGCCGCGGGCGTGGGCGCGCTGGTGGGCTACCTGCAAGAGCTGGACGACCAGAACTGGAACAGCCATTTTGGCAACGTGAAGCTGGACGTGGACGCGCTGATGGAAACCGTGAACGGCATGAAAACGCCCTTCACGGAAACCAAGACGGCGATCAGCGAATGGGAGCAGGCCGTTTCCGCGGCCCAGCAATCCTATGAAAGCCTGACCAGCAGCCTGTCCGCCGAAACCTTGCAGGCGGCGCTGAGCGGCAAGACCCTGACCGACGCGGAAACCGCCACCCTGAAAGGCTACGGCCAAAGCATCGGCCAGGCCGTGCTGGACGGCGTGAGCAGCGCCAAGCAGCGGGATTTGAGCTTCCTGTACGCCATTTTCGGCGACCAGAGCAGCCAGGCAGAAACCGACGCCTTTGTGATGGGCAGCGACGTGGTGGATGCTTTCTACAGCGATCTGTACGCCGATGCGTACAACATCGGCCAGAAACTGCGGGAACAGATGACCGCCGCCCTGACGGACAAAACCCTGGACGAGCAGGAGCGGGAAGCCATACAGGCCACCATTGACCGCATGAACGAGATTCAGCGGCAGATTACCAACCGGGCCGACCAGGAAAGCTATTACAGCGAACTGTACAAAGCCCAGCACGTGAGCTGGGACAGCATAGAGGATTATACCAACCAAACCGCACAGGCCTACAAAACCGCCAACCAGGGCACGGAAGAACTTTACGCCCGGGAATACGGCATTTTGATGGCCGCTTTTGACGACGCCATAAAAAACGGCAAGACTTTTGAATGGAACGGGAGAACGCGGCAGGCCACCGAGAAAGACCGGAAAGCCGCCCTGGCAGAACTGGAACGGGAAAAAGCCGCGGCCTTGCAGGGCAACACGGACACCTACGGCGGATTCATGGAAACCGCCATGCGGGCTGTGATGGAAACCGGATGGGGCGACGCGCTGAACGTGATCGACTTCGTGCGGGGCCAGGCCAAGGAGCGGGACCAAAACGGGGTGCTGACCTTTGCGGACGTGGACTGGGCCAGCCTTTTGGGGGCCGGGTTTGGCGACAAGGAAGCAAACAGCCTGTACGACCTGAGCAAAAACGCGGGCAGGCTGAAACAGAAATTTGAGCCCTTCCGGGATTTCCCCGCCGTGGGCGAAATGCTGGATTATCTGGACTATGCCTTTGAGCTGGGCGAAAAGCTGAGCGGCGCAGGCATGGCCTGGGACACCTTCCAAAGCAGCGGGGGCACCTATGATCCTCTGGGCCTGTTCAGCACGGAAGAACAGCGGGCGGCCTATCAGCGGTACTTTGAGCTGCCGGGCGAAATTGAAAAGGCGCAAAGCAGGCTGACCGGCCTGCGGGAAGAACTGGCCCATGCTGCGGAGAAGCGGGACCAATACGCCAAAAACGGCAATACTGCCAACTATGGCGTATGGGACGCGCAATTCAACACCATCCGGGACGCGATCCCGGAGGCCCAGGCCCAGCTTGCCATGCTGCAAGCGGAGTTTGACGCCTTCAACGGGGAACTGCCGATCCTTTTGCCGGATGGGAAAACAAAAGCGCAGGAATTCAGCGCGGACGTGCAGGCGAACCTTTCCACCGCCACCATGGACATCATCCTGAACCCCACCGGCGGCGGCGGCCTGGACGGCTACGCCGAAGGGGGCCGGGCCACGGAAGCCAGCATATTCGGCGAGGATGGCGCGGAATGGGCCATCCCCGAGGAACACAGCCTGCGCACGGCCAGCTTGCTTAACCAGGCCCGGCAGGCCAGCGGCTTTACCTGGGGCGAACTGGACGCCATGAGCGGCGGCAGCCGGAAGAAGAACAGCGCCGAGAGCGTGGAAATCCACATCACCTATGCGCCCAACGTGAACGCCCAGGACGCCCGGGGCGTGGACGCGGCGCTGAAAGCGGACAAGGAACGGATGGGAGCACTGATCCGCCAGGTGATGGAGGAAGAAAAGATGAAGGACCGGGCGGCGGTGTTTGCCTGACGGGAAGCAGAGGTTAGGGATTAGGTAGGAAGTAGGAGGTAGGAAGTAGGAGGTTTTTTATAGCTTTCAAATGAGTACCGAGGCTTCGGCGTTCCATTGAAGACTAAATAAACCTCCTACCTCCCACTTCATGCGCCTCCATCCATGAACGAATGAAGCACAAGGGGGGTCAAAGTTGCAACTGAGCGATTACCGATACGCCTGCGCGGCGGGCGATACCTTTGACAGCGTGGCGCTGAAGGTGTACGGGGATGAAAAGTACGCGGCGGAACTGCTGAGCGTGAACGCGGAGCTGTGCGGAAAGCTGCTGTTTACCGGCGGGGAAAAGCTGTATCTGCCGGTGATTGAAACCGTGGCGGCAGGGGAAGAAACCCTGCCCCAGACCGCGCCATGGAAGCAGTAAAAAGGGAGGATGGACCATGGCCGAAATATTCAAGTGGGGCCAGATTGCCTTTTATGTGAAGCCCAGCGGCATTCGCGGCGTGCAGGATATACAGATCACCGCCGGATGCGAAACGGAAGATTCGGTGGTGGACAACGAAAAGTTTGTAAAAACGAAAAACGCGGACAAGTACAAAGTGAAGCTGACCGCCGTGCTGAACCAGGCCCTGGGCGAGGACGTGCAGGACACGGCCATGCGCATAACCGAAATGGCGCGGAACAGCGAACAGGGCTATTTATACGCGGCGGGCGGCAAGCTTTTGCCCTTTCCCTTTATGCTGACGGGGGCAGACGTGGGCGGCCTGGAAATCAGCCCTTCCGGCCAATGGCAGCACTGCGAAGTGAAAATGGACCTGACCCAGTGCGCCAAGTACGACGGCACCACCACCACGGGAAGCGGCAACGGCGGCGGGGACGATCAGCCCAGCAAGAAAAGCACCAAGAACATAGACCCCAAGAAGGCCTACCAGGACGCCACAAAAAACGACCCCATTCTGGCCGCCATCAAGGCCAAGGCCGCCGCGGCAGAGCAGAGCAAGAAGATGCTGGAGGAGCGGGAAAAGGCCCGCAAGAACATGAGCCCTACCGGCATGGTGGCCACCAACGGGGTATACAGCATTTGGCGGGACCCCATCCTGCCGAACATACAAAAATGAGGCGATGAACCATGGCACAGTTTATCATCACCAATATTCCGGAGCCCATTGACTTTGAGGGCAACAGCGAATACCTGAACCGGACGCTGCAAAACGCGAAAAATTTGCTGATGACCCGGATGGGCGAAGTGCCCTATGACCGGCAAAGGGGATTTGACCCCCGGCTGTACGAACTGCCCTTCCACGAATTCCGGGAGCAGCTGATGCCCGAACTGGACCGGGTGATGCTCTGGGAGCCGGACGTGGAAGTGGTGAGCGCGGAAGCGGAAGCGGTGGAAGAAGGCAACGTGATCATCCGCTGCGTGATTGAAGTAAAGGGAACCTGAGAAACCGAAGTGAAAGGTGCGTGAAAAAGAAGTGGACAGCACAGAAATCCATTACATATCCTATGACCCGGACACCATATGGCTTAGGATGATGGACGCATACATGCAGGCCGGGGGCGATGTGCTGTATGCCGGGGACGAAAAAGAAATGCTATTGCGATCCGTGCAGCAGATGATCATTCAGGGCTACGCGGAAGTGGACAACGCCCTGCGCATGGCTACCCGGCGCTACGCCGTGCGGGACTATTTGGACCTGTACGGCGAAAGCCATTTCTGCCCGCGCATCCAGAGCGTGGCGGCAACGGCCCTGGTGGAAATCACCTTTTCGGCAGGCAGCGAAGCGACCATTCCCAGCGGCACCACGCTGACCGAGGACGGCGTGATCATTTATCAATTGACGGAGGACGTGGCCGCGAGCGCGGAGGCCCAAACCGTGCAGGCGGCCATCCAATGCCAGACCACCGGCAGCGCGGGAAACGGCTTGCTATCCGGGGCCCAGATGCAATTTTTGAGCCAGCAGGACCGGGTGGTGCAGGTGGTATGCGTGCAGAGCGCCACAGGGGGCACCGACCAGGAGCAGGACGAGCCTTACCGGGAACGCATCGGCAACCAGAACCCATCCACCACGGGCCCGTCCGGCCGGTACGAAGCCGAGGCCATGGCCGTGAGCAGCGAAATACTGGACGCCAAGGCCGTGAATTTAGGGGCCGGGGCCGTGGGCGTGTACCTGATCTTCGGGGAGGGAGCCAACAAGGAAGCCCTCATTGCCGCCGTGGGAGACGCCCTCTCCCCCGCCGACGTGCGGCCCTTGAATGACCTGGTGACGGTGGATGAAGCCGACGAAGTGGCCTATGCCATTACCGTGACCGTGTACGTGAGCCAATACGCCACATTGACCCAGCCCGTGAGCGACACCGTGGCCGCCTACCGGACCTGGCAGGAAAACACCGTGGGCCGCGCCTTTAACCCGGATATGCTGACCGCGATGCTGTACCAAAGCGGCGTCACCCGCGTGGAATACGCGGAGGGCAGCGGCATGGAGGGCAGCATGGCCTATCAGGAAATCGGAGAGGACGAACACTGCGTGGGCACGGTGACGGCGACGACGGTGATCATCTGAGCGTGATCCCTAAAGGGGGCTGAACATGAACATGGATATTACGCAGCTTGTGCCCCGCTACCTGTACCGGGACAAAAACGGGTACGCTTTGGCGAAAGCCATCGAAGCGGGCATGGGCTATTTTTTTGAGCGGATAGAAGCGGGCATTGCCGCGGTGCTGGACGTGGACAGTATGCCGGAATGGCGGCTGGACGAAATGGCCTGGGAGCTGAATTGCCTGTACGATTTCAGCGGCACCATTGACCAGAAGCGATACTGGATCAGGAACGCGGAAGGCCTGAAGCGATTGCACGGCACGCCGCAGGGCATCCTCAATTACCTGGAGGGCTATTTCCAGAACGCCGACATTGAAGAATTCTGGGAATACGGCGGGCAGCCGTTCCATTTCCGGGTGACGGTGAGCGGCGAAGACTACAATGAAGGCAAGATCGCCTGGGCGCAGAAGGCCATATTGGCCGCGAAAAACGTGCGCAGCGTGCTGGACGACGTGACGGTGGACAACACCGCCAATATTCTGGTGAGCGCGGACACGGACTGGTTCACAGTGGAATTCTTCTACGCCGCGCCGGAAACCGTGGACGGCGCGCCGTACCTGGGCCTGGAGCGCGCGGGGGCCACCGCTTACGACGATTGGGCGGAATACGATCCCGAAACCGGCCCGGCCCGAACCGACATCAGCCGCACAGACGAGGGGCATATTGGATAAGCGATAAAGGGGCGATGATATGGCGACAACAATTTCAGATGCAATGCTGGGCGGCCTGCGGCAGCACATTGTGGACATGGCATCCTACGCGGAGTACCAGATGGGCGGAAGCTGGGTAAGGGCCGAACTGAACGGCAAAACCGTGCAGCAGAACGGCGCCGTGCACATAACCTTTTACGTGCGCAAACAGGGAAGCGCCGTGAAAGCCACCGCCTACCGGCTGAAGGACGCGAGCGGAAACATACTGGCGAGCAAGGAAGAAGACATCCCCTTTGTGACGGGGATTGACGCCATCATGTACCGATTCAAATTTTCAGTTACCGTTGGGCCGAGCGAAGGAGCGTGATAAAAAATGCCCGTACAATATAATAAAACTCTTTGGAAGGGCCATGTGGTGACCTATCCCAGGCGATACCATGAAGAAACGCAGGACGGGGAAACGCTGCACACCCCGGCCTTTGGCACGGTGATCACCGAGGGGACGCCCTTTTCCCCCGATAACATGAACAAAATAGAAAACGGCATCGAGGCCGTGTCCGCGCTGGCGAACGAGCTGGAGAGCAGCAAAGCGTCCACGGCGCTGTACACCGTGACCATTCCCACCACGGGATGGACGGGAACGGCGGCCCCGTATACCCGAACCATCACAGTAAACGGGATCACCAGCGCCGACGCGCCCGTGATTGACGTGAAGCTGACCGGGAATTACCAAAACGACGTGCTGATTTGCGACGCCTGGGCCAGCATCCAGCGGATTGTGACCGGGAGCAACAAAATTACCGTCACGGCGGAGATGATACCGGAAATCGCCATCCCGATACAAGTGAGGTGCATCAGATAAATGGGCGAGGCATTTTTGACCAGAAAAGGCGGAGCCAGCTTCCGGCGGCTGGTGGTGATCCGGAATCCGGACAAGATGGAATATTACGCCGGTCAATATCCGGATTTGACGGGAGCCATCATTGGAGCACAGTTCGGCACATCTGTTGTGCCACTGCATCCGGACGCAGTGGAGGTGGTTCAGCGGGAAGTCACTGAAGAAAACCCCAATATAACGGTAACCGCCATGATCGGCCGAAAAACCAGAACGCTGGATATTCCGGTGGAATATTTGAATTTCAGTTACACTCTTGATGAAAACGACTGGGAAAGAATAGCCAAAGCTGCGGAACTTGGTATTGCGAACCAGCTATGGCACATTGGCGACGTGAAAAACCAAGTGATCGGCGGAGAGTCTTATCAGCTGAAAATCATCGGGTTCAATCATGATGATCTTTCTGAAAGCGATGAGCAGTACAGCAATGCTGAATATAACGGTGGCACGAAAAAAGCTGCGATTGCTTTCCAGTTTTTCAACCCGCTGGGCAAAGCACTGTATGATACACGTTACGGATGGCATTACTGGCCGGATTGGCAAATACGAACGCAGACCCTGGCGGCGGATATGAACAGGCTGCCGGATAATATGCGGTCTGCCATCCGGTTGGTGAAGAAGTACACACAGAAAACTAAAGTCACAAGAGAAATTCAAACGTCTGACGATCGGCTATTCCTTGCCAGCACGCGCGAAATATACAAAAATGCACTATTCGATGTCGGTGATGAGGAAAACGCTGCGTGCAGCATCTATGAGTTTTACCAGATTGATGGTAACAAGTATCCGGCCGAAGACTTATCACCGCTTAGATCTATTCATTATCAATGTAACCTTTCAGACACGCATATTTTTGCCAGTATGAGCAATGGAAGTATTGGTAGCATTGAAAACCAAAAATCCTATACCTATTTCCCCATCTTCTGCGTGTAAGGAGGATGAAGCATGGCCTACAATAAAAAAACGTGGGTGCCCAATGAACTGATAGCCAGTGAGGCGCTGAACAATATGGAAGATGGCATTGCAAAAAACAGTAATGACATCCAGAATGTCGCCGGAAACCTTGCCGCGCCTTATGTAGAAAAAGTGTACGTGCGAGGCGCTATGGTGCAGGTTGGCGGGATCGTCTATCGGGCGATGGATGCCATAGACCCCGCAGAATCCTTTAATCCGGAGCATTGGGAACGGGTGTATTTGGGCGAACTGATCAGCCTGCTGGCGGAGCAGATTATCACCCTGGACGGCCATACGCTGGTGATTGGTGGTATCTCATAACATCGGGAAAGATGCTGACAGGGAGCCGAACCAGAGAAGGAAGTGATGGAAAACGACGGATTACGTTGATTCGCTGAACATGGGCGGGCGGTATCTGCCGATTCGGGACGCGGGAGCGCGGGCCATCCTGGACCAGATGCCGGGCGTGACCCCGGAGGGCGCGAAAGGCGATGGAGTGACCGATGATACAGCGGCGCTGTCCGTCGCCTTCAATCAATCCAACGCCGTGATCGAGGGCGGAAACCGGGTTTATAAAATTCTGGAACTGACGATCACCGAAAGCAAGAACCTGGTGATCCGCAATTTCCACTTCTATCACGGGATCAGCATGAAGCTGAAGCACTGCGAAAACATCATTTTCCAGAACTGCGTATTTGACGAATTCCAGGATAACGGCCTGCCCAATAAAACGGTGCATTGCGTGATCCTGACCACGATGCACACGGGCAGCGAGGAATGGACGGAGGAAAACAACTGGCGCATCGACGAGGTATGCAAGGGCATCACGTTTGACAACTGCCAGTTCATCGGCACCCATTTCACCGAAAGCACCCCAAGCCTGTACGAAACCACGAAGCCCCATTACAATACCGGCATGTGCCTGCGGCTGGACGGCGTGGACGGGCTGCGGGTGATTGGATGCTACTTCACCCAGAACCGGGGAAACGCCTGCATTCAGCAGAACAGCAAAGCGCCGCTGGGGGATTTTGAAATCACGGATAATTTCTTCTTCCTGAACTGCTGGGCGGGCATTGAGCTTTATCGGTATACCGGCATATCCTCCTATCCCACCCGCGTGATCCAGGGCAACCGGTTCATCGGGCACGGGCTGGGGTATCTGCCGTGGGAATACCTGGCATTGTTCGACGAAAAGAAGCGCGGCGTGGGAACCGCCGTGCTGCTGGGCGGGGCCAACAGCCGCATCCAGAACGAGCCTGCTTACTGCGCGGTATACAACAACATCTTCGAGGACAACAACGAATCCTCCGTGGAGGGCTGGCAATGGAACCCGGTGAAAAACAACGTGATCATCGGGAACGGGGTGCTGCAAACGGCTGAATCCGTACAGGAAATGGCGGCAAAATACAAGATCACGTATCCGCTGTATATCCGCAAAAACCCGAGCCAGAACCCCATTTACATGGGGCAGTACACCGACGTGGCGCGCTACCCCGCAGGAGAAGTGAGGGCCATTGAAAACAATACCATCGGGCGGATGTACGGCACGTGGAATCCCATCGTTTTCCGGGGCTATTTCCACGAACAGGTGATCATCCGCAACAACACCATCACGGACGCAGAGCTGTACGCCGATGAAAACGCCAAGTACGCCCACTTCCTGAATGTGAGCTTTTACAGGGGACTTACCTGGGAAAACAACATTGGCATGAAGCCATACTTCAACGGCTGCACGTTCGCGAGCGGCAAGTACGTACTGGACGAATTGAAGGACGTGTACGACAGCACGTTCACTTCGCGGGACTTTGAAAGCGTGAGCTTGGTAGACCGCTTCCAGCAGGTGCGGAGCGCCCGGTTCAGCCCGGAATACGCGAGCATGCGGGAGAACGAGGCATCCGAAATCATGGACGGCAAACCGGTGCTGAAGTTCAAGCGGAACGACGCCGCGGCTCCGGTGCCCGTATGGGACATTACGGAGGAAACAGGATATGCCGACGGGGGCTATCCTTTCGGCGGCGAGGACAGCCCGACGGTGCTGAATACAGGGCTGGGCCTTGGGGCCGCAGACCAAAGCTGGACGATCTTTGTGAGCACATCGACGATCGGCGATAATGGCGCGGGCAACAATTCCTATCTGATCAAACTGCTCACGTTCTCCGATGATTCCGGCAACATCAGCCTGGAGCTTGGATCACGGTACACCAATCAGGTGTGGACATACCTTGTACCCAACGGCTCGACCTATAACCGGATCGACATCGGCGGCAGGTCCAGGGCCTACCTTGCGCCCGGATATTCCGCGCGTTTTGTGCTGCGGCATAAAGCGCGAAGCGGGAAAATAGAAGTATACGCCATTCATGAAGGAGGCACACCCGCCGCGCTGAGCGACATCCGCTGCGGGGAATACGCCTTTACCAGCGGCACCGCCGGGACGCTGCGGTTTGGCGGCGCGCCGAACAATGATAAGACCAAATCCTATTACAACGGCGTGATCAAAGGCGCGCTGGTGTACGACAAGGCGATTTCCGACGCGCAGGTGTCCATCCTGCTGGTGGGCAGCGATATATCCACGCCCACCGCGCCGACCCCCGTATACAACATAGCGGATGATCCGCGCTATACCGCCGGGACGGGCCTGATCCTGGACGGCACATTCGGCATGGACACCGAATATCCCATCCTGGAAAACACGGATGATTTTACGATCATTGCCCAATTCAAATTTGACAGGATGGGCGGCGACGGCGGCAGACCCAACTTCACCTTCATTCCCGCGTTTTCCGCGATGAGCGCCGACATGCCAAGCCAGGCCCACGCGGGATATACAGACAAGGGGTTTGACGTGGGCCTGTCCATGCAGAACGGCACGGACATGAGCGCCCTGGCCCCCGGCGGCTTCATCATGTTCCGGCGGGATTGGCGCTACGTTGGAAAGATCACGATTGATAACCACAACTACAACAAGTACCAGAACATCACCTATACCACGATTGTGCGCCGCAAGGACAGCGTGATCACGCTGTACGACCAAAACCTGGTGGAGCTTGGCAAGCTGACCGGGGATTACGCCACATCCATTGTGGCGGGAAACCTGACCATCGGGGCGCGCATGGGCTATGACCAGAGCTATACGGACTTCTTCAAGGGGATCATTTCCGATTTCCGGGTGTACGATTACGCGGTGGATTTGGGGGACATCGAGCGGGAATTCCCCTCCATCTACGACAACGACGCCAGCCAGAAGGGGGCCGTGACCTATCACTTGTGCAACAAAAGCAACACGCTGAAAAGCGTGCGCTACGCTTTTGCGGAAATCAACTATGACCTGGGCGAATACAACAGCGCCGAATACACGGCGCAGTATCCCAAAGCCTTCGGCATCCGGCTGGATGGCATCTATGACGATGTGATCTGGGTGCCCTGCTCATCCAGCAAGCGCGTAACCATTGCGAAGCTATGCAAATGGGATGCTGTATACGGGCCTTTTAAGGCTTGGAAGATGGACATTGTAAACCCCGGCACTGTTCCAGGGCTGAACTTGACCATTGATGGTGTGAAAGCGCTGTTGCTTTCCAAGCAGGAGGCCGTGCCTGACACGGTGGACGCGACGGACTTCAACGTTTCATGGGACGGGGATTTATCGGCGCTGGGCGTGGGAGAAACCATTGCAGGCTATACGCAATATGTGCCGATGGACGCAAGCTCCGGATTGATCCTCACCGTGACCAGCGAGGACCCGGACATTGCGGCGGTAACGGCGGAGGGGCAGAACATCGCCATTACGGGCGCGGCCATGGGCGAAACGCTGGTTCGCATATCCATCCCGTATGGAACCGAACATGTGTACAACGTGATCGTGACAGAATAAAAGAAAGGGTGATCGAACATGGCAGGAGAGAACTACATAGATACCTTGAAAGTGGGCGGCCAGGATATACCGATTAGGGACACGGAAGCACAGGAACAATTGGGAGTTCAGGGTACCGAACTCTCGTCATTAAAGAGCGCAATAGCCCAAGATGCGATTGACAATCTGCTTCAGGTCGAAAACATTTTTGGGACAACTCAATCCATCATCTTTGATTCCGCTGGCAACGTGCAAAGCATCACCCACAAGGACGG